TCTTTACCGGATCCTGGACCACCAGTTACAAAGATTGCTTTGAATAGTCCACGATTATAGGACTCATGTAATCCCATACCTTTACGAGTGTCATGCATTAATTCTTTTGCATGAGTATCTGATACATGAGCAGGAACACCTTTACGGAACTCACCAAAGTTTTTATTTTTTGCGTGTTCTCTCATCTTGGTACCAGACACACCTTCGGTACCTTCTGCATCAGGATCTCGATGGCCGGCAGAATGTACAGTAATCTTTTTAAAGTTATGTAAAGCACCTTTGTGTGTGCCATTGTATTTGTGTAACTTTTCTTTCATCTCTTTTACACGGTCAGAACCAACAACCATATGTAAATGAGTTACACCTTGTTTGTGTAACTTTTCTGCGTGATGTAAGAATGTAGGATGTTCTTTTGTAGAAGCTTGAAAGTGTGTACCAGGAGAATATTTCTGCAAGTGTTTAACTTTTTCTTTAGCACTTAAAGGATTCTTTTTGGCATCTTGTGAATGTGAAGTAACAACTGTATGGCTGGCATTGTGTTGTTTTGCAACTTCTTTCACTTTGTCAATTAATTTTAAATGTCCTGCAGTTGGCGGATTCATCCGGCCAAAAGTGAACACATGGTGTTTCTCACCTTGTTTTGATTCTTCGACTAATTCTAAAAACGATTTCATTTACGAACTTTTAAAAGATTCTGTTTAGCAAACTCAGCACGGTTAACCAATTTGGTTGGTTGATTATCGTGGTGAACTACGAAACCTTCAGGTTTAGACTTCTTACCTGCGATGTGGTGCTGATAGTGTCCCTCATGCGTTTCTAGGGATTTAACTAAAGCATTTTTGGCTTGATGTAAATGATGATGCATCGAAAATAGGTTTCCATAATGTTCTTTATGTTTCTCAACGTGAGCAACTTGTTTCTTGCCTTCACCAGTTTTTTCAGATTTGGCTTTATCGGTCTTAACTTTTGCGGCTTGTTTTTCATGTTCTCCATGTAAGTGTTCTTTGAATCCCTTAACACTTGGAACTTCATCATGTCTTACTGTCTTGTTTATGTATGTAGCAAGATGTCCGTGTTCTCCGCTATGTTTTGGATGAACGGCATCGTACATTTTGTGACCATGAGTATCGTGAATATCTTTGGCGGCCGCCATGTGTTTTTGGAAGTGTTTTTCATTCTCAGCAGAATGTTTTACTTTGCTTGTATCATGTTCTGCACCGTGAATATGAACATCCGGATGCTCTTTAAATTTGCTTGTATCTACATGAGGAGTATTGTGTTTTAAGTCATGGCTGTATTGTGTATGAACCACTACGCCAACCTTAGACTTTTTAATCTTGTCTGCTTCTTTACCTTTGGCGGTATAAGTGATTGTATTGGGAGTAAAAGAAACATCGCCTTTGGCTTCTACAATATAACCTTCGTGTAGGGTTTTGGTATCGGCGTGGTGCATCAAGTCACCTTGGAATACACCAGTTTTAGGTGTTACTTTTGGTAGATGTTTGAGAGCGTGTTTAAGAGTATGTGCTAAACCCGGAGCGTGACCATGGTTCCTATCAATATCTTTTTCTGTATGGTTAATCTTAGGATTCTTATTGAAGGCAGACTTGGTTGCCACAAAGAACTTACCATTCTTAGGATGATGACCAAATACAATCGATGGAGAACCATCGTATTTCATTGTTAAATTTGTATTCTTGTGGCCACCGGTCATATGTTCATGAGCTTTAGTTAAAGCCGCATGAGCGTGTTCAAAACCAGCATGGCCGTGCATTAAAGGACGGTCCTCAGCATGATGAATATGCTTAAGTTCAGAACCTTCGCTGGCTTCTTCTTTTAAGAATGATAAAAACGATTGCATTATTTTCCTTCCAGATTGCAACACACTTTGGTTGCCGGTCTACTTATTTATCCAAGTTTTAAAGTACTATGGCCAACCTGTGGAAAGATTGGCTTCGATACATAGTACAAAAATTGTTGGCTTTTATAGGTCTTGGATGTTCAGAAATACATCATTTGGATTGTTTCGGACTGATAAAATTCTTTGTTTGATTTCTTTGAAGAAATTCCAAGCCAAAGGAATAAATAATACTTTATCATCCTCAGTATATGTACCAAGAATTTCAGAACCAACAATTTCAATGGATGAACCAGGTGTAAACAAACCTTGTTTCAACTTATTGTCATCAATAATAATATCAAGTGGTATTCTGGCAAAGTTTAAGAATGTGTTTCCTTTTGCTGGGGCTCCATAACCAACAATCTTATAACCTTGGTCACGCCAGTATTCAACTCTCTCGGCAAAATTGGCAACTTTTTCAATACAATTTGAAGTGTATTTTGTATAAGTGAAATTGTCGTATAGTCCAGCAGCAGTTTCCATTTCAACTAAATTCTTGATTGTATTTGGTGCAGACCTGTCAGCACTAATAATAAAGATATAACTTGTTCCGTGAATCGGTGTTTTTACCACATCAATTAAATTCAATCCAACACGATTACACAAGAACATCATCGATTTAATATTATAATATGAAATGTGTTCGTGATAGATTGTATCAAACTCATTATTCAAAATCATGTCTGCTTGTGATGTTTGAATAAACAATAGTCCGTCAATCTCCAAATTCTTTTTACAGTTTTTTAACAACTCTAAAGGATTTGGATTGTGCGCAAAAGCATTTTGTATTGTAATAATGTCATGACTGCGGTTGTACTTATCATCAAAATAACCACAAGTTACTTTGTGATTTTTTGAAGATGTTTCATATAAATTTTCAGCTGGATCAACACCATAGGTATCAACATTAAGAGCTTTAAATTTATCCAATTGTGAACCATCGTTACAACCAATATCCAATACTGAAGATGGTGTATGGCCAAGTTTTTCAATACAAAATTTAGCATACCAATCCATGTAATCAACATAAGTTTTTGTTGTACCACTCACATATAAATAATTTTTATAAATTAAATCTGGATTAACAATATGTGTCAGTTGAACATGGTGGCAAACTTGACACACCTTAATCGCCAATGGAAAAGAATCCTCAACAGCGTCTTTACTGTTTTTGTAAGAATTGGCGAGGGGCTGGTTATTTAAATCTAAGACCATCTTCAAATTATCATGGTCACACGCTAAACACTTTTTAATTTCTTGTAAGTTCTCTATCATAATATTTTCTCATATATGTTTCAGAATATAAACCAGGATTTGGTGAACAAAGCCTTAGTGGTGGACTATCTATATTGAATATTTTATTAGCTTTAGATAACGGCCAAAATTCAGCAATCATTCTGTCCAAATGATATGGTTGTTTATTCTCTTTCCACCATTGTGAATCTTCAATGTCATCCAATGTTCTCATGTAGTCACTTCTCAACCACCAGAAGTTACCACTATAATGTAGGAATGGATCGTGATTTAAATTGATACCCGCAGTTTCGTATCGTTCTAGAGCTTCAACACAAGTTTTCCATCGTTCAATAAAACCATACTCTAGATATTTTCTCCAGTAGTAATAGTTCTTAAACTTGGCAACGTCACCAACTTTAAAGGCATTGTTAAATGCTGTAACACCTTTGCCGTGAAAATACAATCCATAAAAATCTTGTGTTTGTGCATCTAACCACATTCTTTTAATTGTTGGAATTTCAAATACAAATTTCTTTTGTTCTTGGCCTTTTGCGCTAGAGAAGTCCTTTAATTCTTCACCAGTTACATCATTATGAATTTCATGAATCTCAATTTTGGGATACAAAGCACAAAGGTCTTTGAACAATTTAATTTGTTCTTGATTACCTAATGCCGTATAACTAAGAACTTCCATTTCATCATACAAACCAAAATCTTCTAATTGCTTCATTTGGTCCATAAAGATATAAACCCATGAACCATCATCGGTTAGATAGTGGTGGTTGTATAATCTAATTTTCATTGTCTACCTTCATAAAAATTCTTATAATTATGTGCAATATAGAAACCTTTTTCTTTAATAGCATTTAAATCAGTATTTGGATCTTCAGGATGAATATTGTGTAAACGAGGATTAATTGAATACGGTTTACCTGCAACAAAGAATAACATCTGTAAGAAATAATCATTCCAACCAAACTGGTGTTGAATAGCATGAAACTTGTCAAAATTTACAGATAAAAAATTCATATACTTGTAAAAGTTTTCAATAAATGTTGCAGTATTCATAATTGTACCGGCACCAGCACCATAGTATGGGTGATTAGGTTTTACACCAGAAACCCTCCTAATCTCATCTTGTATTTCATCATGTATATAACTAAACGCATTATGGCCAACAAATACTCCATCAACATAACGAGTATCGTATGAAGCAATTTCCCAAGATTCATCAAATTCAATTTTATCTAAACAGATAACATCATCTTCACAAAACATAAAGTGTGTAGTACCCATAGCAATAGCGGCCATCATGATGCGCTTCATAAATTCATAAATCTGAAATTTATTGTATCCCCAATGTTGAGAAGGATAACCAAGAGTGGAAACATTCTGCAAATAGATTGCATTATGTTTTTTACATATGTCGTATTGGTCTACGCTACCACCATCAACTGATACGAAATATGGAATGTCTGGATGAAATTTACGGAATGAAGCAATCGAGGCATCAAGCCCCGATTTATTGTTTTTATTCCAATGGAATATTCCTAGTGAAGCCAACGCTTGTTCTCCAATGTCCAAAGTGTCATTTCTTTAATACGCTCACTCAACTTAATCTTTGGTTCCCATCCTAAAGATTTCAATAGGCCACCATCAAGTGCATATCGTAAATCGTGGCCAGGTCTACTGCCGTGGAAATCAACCATTTCATAATTAAGTTCTTTGCCTTGTGCTTCAGCAATCATCTTAGCCAAAGACAAGTTATCAATTTCTTCTGTGCCAACAAGATTGAATTTAGGACAATGAGCCCAACCATAATCACCAGTATGTTTATAATCTTTAGGTAAATTATTAAGAATAAACATTAGACCTTCTGCTACATCTTTGGCATGAATGTACATACGAGTACCTGCTTCAGTACAATCAGCATTGGCATGAATGTATACTTTCTCACCATCACGAGCACGCTGAATACACATTGGAATAAACTTCTCAGGATGTTGACGTTCACCAAACACATTCATTGTGTGTGTAACTACAATAGGCATCTTGTAAGTGTTCTCATAAGCAACACAGAATTCTTCTGCTGCAGCCTTACTTGCTGAATACGGGTTTGTTGAATTGTATCGGTCATATTCTTTGTATGCCACACCAGGAGGTGCCACACCAAAAATTTCATCAGTTGAGAAATATACAAATCGTTCTAAGTTAGGCAAATGCTTACGAGCATAGTCTAACATATTAACTGTACCAACAGTATTATCTTGTACAAACTCTAGTGGATATTCAATGCTTCGGTCTACATGACTGCCGGCAGCCAAATGTAAAACGATATCAATCTGACCAATGTCTTTGACAATCATTTCATTTAGTTCGGCTTTGAGGTCGTGGAACACAATACGCAAACGGGAAGAAATAATTTTTGGGTCATGGTCTTGTAACATATCATGTAAACGATTTAAGTTTCCAGAAATGTCCAAACGATCCAGACAAGTAATATTCCAATCTGTTTCTTTAAGCATCTTGTCAATAACATGATGTGCAATAAAACCGGCACCGCCAGTAATCAATACGTTTTTACTCATTTTCAACTCCAAGTAGTACCTTCAAAATCTAACCAATATGTAATAAGTTTGCCTCTACCATTTAGGTAGTGCATTGGGAAAGAATGAACCAATGCTCGACTGGAATAGAAGTATAACATAACCTTAGGTCCATTGTCAAGCGAACCTGCCAAGTGGGACGTAGCGGTATCACCACCAACAAAGATTTCTGCCTCTAAAATATGATTTAGATTGGTATCATAATCCGTGGATATTTGCCAGTCATCAATTGGTCTGAGTGCTATATTTGGAGAAACACATATCACCTTTTCATAATCTTTATATTGTTCTTCGCCAAATTTGCCAATGATACTCTGAAATGTGGACTCTGGCCAATTACGATATTGATTATATGGTGCATCGAGGACTGGACACACAACAATTTTCTTCTTTTGTTCTTTGTCATTTTTAATAATAACTTGGTCACCAGAGATATCACGGAAATCAAATATATTTACTTTTCTCCATGGCAAAGACTGTTCACCTGGAGTTTCTGAAAAGTAGTCAGTATGTTCCAAAAGAAAATTATACATCTTACCACAATAGTCGGTTGAATTAATTGAACCTTGTTTCATGTGAAACTTAATTTCTGGATTCTGTTTACGCATATGTGCAACCACATTGGCAATAGCAATCAAATCACCACTTCTAGCAGGACCGCCAAATACTCCCGTTTCGATATTAAAAATCATTTTTTCTCTCCTACAATCATAAACGAATCGTTCATATCACGGCCTGAATTAAAAATATTAATATAACCACGGTCAATCATGTAATCTCTAATACTTTCAGTAGAGAACATATGGATATGTTTTCTGTTGTTGAATGGTCTCCAATATTCTTGATTATAGTGAGGCAAATACAAGAACAGTACACCGCCTGGTTTTAGATTTGCTGTCCAATAATCCAAAGCAGTAACCCAGTCTGGAAGATGTTCCAAACAATGACTAGAGTAAACATAATCTAAATCTTTATATTCAAAATTGTATGCTGTATTACCGTCATTGAAATTTAAATCAACACCAATAGCACCAGGAAAACACCAGTCTTGACGATTACAACCAACATCTATTCCATAACCTTTACAAAAATGTTTGGCAAATGGAATAGCAAATTGTGATGCGTTACCTTCGGCTTGAAAGTGTGGGTAATCTCTACCCTTGTATGTTAAAATATTCATAGATTAAAATTATATTCGTGCATCTTGTTGGTCAAATGCACATCATCTACTTCAGAATAGTGCATGGGTTCATCATGTGGAATGTTTAGAAAATCATGATATAAAGGATATTCATCACAAGTTTCATCTATCAATCCTTTTTCTAATACTAATTGATACCATGTAGGTTCAACTGAGTAGTTTGTTGCTGGACTAATTCTATGTATTTGGTCCATCTGAAAGGTTTCTCTTAAAAAACCAACATCAGAAAAGAAACACAATGTTCCTAAATCGGTGTTGTTTCTACAAGTAACCAATCTTTTATTTTTTGATTTACTACGATTGATAATTTCATGTACATCAAGATTAGGACTCAAATCAAAGGTCATCTTAAAAACATTTTTGAAACCATATTTTTGTACAAAGTCATTGGCTGTGTGCATCAGAATTAATTCTGCGACAGCGTGGTTTGGTCTTGTTGGTTGTCCATTAATCTGCCATGGATTATTCTTATCATAGAGATAGGCGTCACAATAACTTTGAGTTTCTTCATCTAAAACTGAATGTGTGGTCATACAAACATAATGACCTTTTTCTTTTAAACTTTTTACCAAAGTCTTGGCCATTTTCCTTTTTTCTTCAGGATTCTGGCCATCACAATAGGCAGTTACTACAACTGCTGTATCTTCATTCATAGTAAGGCCTCCAAATCTTTTGCATGAACTAATTTGCCTTTACGGTCTAAGTAGAAATGTTTCTCAAATACTTTATCGATATTCTTATTTTCATCCCAAAGAACATCATCACCAACTCGCCATTCTGGCTTCCAATCTTCTGCTTTCCACACACAGTATAAAGGAACATTACATAGGTCGGCAAGCATTCCGACACCAGTTAAATTGGTAATAAATGGTTTCTTTAAATTTTTAATGATATACGCATTTTCTAACATTGGTCGATTGAAATCAATGAACTCATATTGAGTGAGGTGTGATAGAATGTGGGTTTCTCTACGAGCATCAATATCACCTACTGCCCAACGGTCACCAACATAGTAGGTATCTTTAATTTCAATATCGAACTCTGGTGTCTTTACAATAAAGTCATCGTCAACTTGAAAATCAACACCATACTTGTCATTCATCCAGTTTTCATAACGGCAAGTTTCAATTGGTCGATTAGGATCTTTTTTATCTTCACGAATTGGCCATGAACTTAATTGAACCACTTCACCATACATGAATACTTCGTCATCAAATTCCACACTAGAGAACAAATCTTGGTACATCAAGAATTCTTTGATGCCGTTAAACTTACGCATTGGTGATTTGATGATTAAATCATACTTACCAAATTTTTTACTCAGGCCTGATAATACAGGCATACCATTTAAAAAGTCGCCAAGGTTGGCTGTGCCGACAAGATATAATTTCATTTTACAGTATCATTAAAGTTATTAAACAAAACAAACGAATCGTGACCTAATTGGTGGTCAGGAATAATATTCAGATTAAACATTTCTGGTTTCTTTAATGAAGCCATTAACCATAATGTTTGGTCATCATCAATTAAATTCTTTGATAACAATTCATCCATACTCTCTACAATTAATCGATTTACTTCTGGCCATAAATCTCTATGTCCAACTTGCTTTGCGCCAAGAATGTAAACAATATTATTAAAGATTACATCTTCAATTGGTTGACCTTTTAAAAATGGCCTGTAACCAAATAATTGTAATTTGTCTTTACCAAAGTCATAAGACCATTTCTTACTTGAAGGAATCTTATCAGGTGTCCTACAATAACCGAAATCAATCTGAGCAACATAGTCATTGGTAATTAGATTATTATCCAAAGCCCACTTAATAAAGAATGACTTGAGGTACATCAACTGTATGTAATCAGGATTCCAATATTCTGGATTTAATCTTTGTGAAGGATTAACTCTACTAGCATATGATTCCATTCTTTGAATATCATAGTACTTTTTCTTCTGTTCTGCAAATTGACCATGATAGTCAAAAGGAATAACCTTGGTCTTATCTTCTTTACCTTTTCGTAAGGCCATTACACGGTCAACAAACTCCGGCGATGTGTAGATAATCATTTCATTATCTAACTGCGCCATGTAACCAAAGCGTTCAAAATAAGTGTCTACTGTGCGATGTAAGTAATGTGGAAAACCTTTATCAGGTGTCCAATCACCACGACCAGTATCAAAAAAGAATGTTACAATACTTACGTCATTATTCATGGTTTTATCAATGTGGGTGAATGTTGTGGTACTTCTACTTTAAATTGTTCTTCATTTTTTTTCTTCTCCAATTCATAAACACGCTTTCTTAATTCTGAAGAACTGTATGTGTGTTGGCGTTTATGATAGTGTATTTCAATATCATTATCTAAACAATATTGTTTACCAGTAAAGTCACGGTTAAGATATTCTTCACTTAAAAAACGAATGTGCATTGTTTGAGTTTGAATTAGATTTAATAAATCAGCTTCGGTACTGTATACCAAAATTTCATCAACATACTTACAACCTTGTAATTGTACATATCGTTCATATACTGATTGTGATGGTTTATTTTTGACGCCTGGTCGGTCAATGGTGGGGTCTACTTGAAGTGCGACAATGAGATAGTCACAAAGTTGTTTTTCCATCTTCAACATGGTAACATGGCCAGCATGAAGAAGGTCGAATGACGAACAATTAAATCCAATTTTCATAATTTTTTTCCAATTTCAAAAATGATATTATCAAAGTCAAATGGTCCTATACTTGTATTTAGAGCAGCCTCCAATTTAGTATTGTCTAAGATAAACTGTTCACCTTGTTTGGTGATATCAACAACCATCTTACCTGAACCATAACCTTTAATTAACAACTTTGATACATCACCAATACTGAAACCAATATTAGAACTTAGATTATAAATCCCTTGTGGTTTTACTTCAATTACTTTTTTTAGTGTTTTACATACATTATCTATATCGATAAAATCTCGTTTCAAATCTGGATCCATCTCATATAGTATTTCATCATTGTTCTTTAATTGTGTCATACAGTAACCCATAAAAGACTTTCTGCCATATTCAAATCCAATTACATTAGAACCTCGTAGTATGGTAGATGTTGGATTTACTTTTAAAATATTTTGTTCTGAACGGAGTTTATTCTCACTATACTTATCAAAAGGATTTAATTCTGATTCTTCATTATATGTTTTTAATTCTGTGGAATTACCATAAACTTTTCTTGTACTCAACATTATAAAATGGCAGTTGTATAGTCGTGCCTTACAGGCCACTTTGTAATCTATATCTCGATATTCTCTATAATCATCAAACTTCATCTCCGGTGAGATGGCACAATTTAATATAGTATTATACTCTGACATATTAATATTGTCAATATCGGAATAGGAAATAATATCCACATTCTTGATACTATGGAATAAATGTTTACCAATAAAACTGTTTTGTCCTACAATTAATGTTTTCACTTTATCCAATACCAAACATCATGATTAGTAGCCATAATAACTTTATTCATTTTTGCTGCAAATGCTTCTACTGCTTGTTTTACGGCAGGAATGGCATCAAAATCATGGCCAGCAAATACACCACCCTTTTTAACTTTTGAATAATAGTTTTCACAATCCCACGACACTTGTTCATAAGTGTGTAGACCATCGATGAAAATTAAATCAAATTGGCCATCTTCAAAATTATCTAAAGCGTCATTCGATATTTGACGATACTGTTTAAATCGTTCACCATAAGGCGCAAAGCGTTGTAGTACACTTTGATACATCGATTCTCTATTTGTAACATGAGAACCATTCCAATCTTCAAAATCAGTATATGGGTCAACACAATGAATTGTTAATTCTGGATTTGATTCCAATAAAAATTGTGTTGTTTCTCCTGAATCACAACCAATTTCTAAAACAACTGGTTTATTCTTATTGGCAACCATTTCGCCTAATCCACGACCTGATGGTTCAATTGCAGGACTATAAATGCCGGTGTTAGGTTGTATTGCACCAAATGATCCGTTATCAGTACGATAAACAAAAGTAAAATCCTGCATATTATGTCCTGTAAATAAAGTACTGTGATTCATCTTCTTGGCCAAATTTCTTTTGGACAAACGCTTTAATTTCTGGTACTCTATCATACTGATGTACAATAGGGAAGATATGTCCTGTGACATCTTTCAGTAAACCATTTTCCCAAACGGGCTCAGCAAAAAGAAGATTAGGTCTAAAACCATCAATCTTTGATGGATCCATAATAGTGCCTAGTTCAGCTGCCCATTGAATTGTTTTTGATGCAATATCTTTGAATGGTTGTGTATTGAGTAACACATTGAATACGGCTTGGTCACAAATAGGAATTGGTCGGTTGATGCCGTTAGTGAAGATATGAAACACCATATCTTTTACATATTCAGATTGGCCACCGAATGTTCCAACATTAAAGATTTCATTTTCTTTAAATTGTTCATAAACATATGGACCATAAGCTTGAAATAGATTTTCGTTACCCCACGATTCATCTTTATATTTCAAACCTTCAGAAGCAATAACCAATTTACGATTAACTAGAAATTTAAATGGGTCAGTTTGAAAGTAAACATCTTTGACATCTGTGGTAATCACATACTCATAATCTTGCCAATATCTGTGGAGATATTCATAGATTGATAGAAACCGTAATACATGGATTGGCACATTCGGAACCTCTAGCATAGGAACAATAACAACACCTTGTTCAATCAACCAATCTAAGGTTTCATCAGAGGCGTTACCATAAACCAAAACAACATCATTATCACCAGCATGAACTTTTGCTGATAGTACCCAAGGTTTTAATTGACTGATTCCGTAGTTTGTAAAACCACCAATGATTAAGTTCTTTGACGCCATGGATATTTCCCATCATATTTTTTCAACATTACTTCGTTACCATTAATAAAGAAATCTGTTGTTACAGAACCTTTACCACCATCTGTGCGATAATGCACAGTATATTCATTTGTACAATCCCACTTAGGAAAGTGTTGTGTTACTACACCAAGAAATACTCTATCTTGGCCCCAACCACCGTGCCACGCAGAGGCCAATTTTACAGCAATTTCAGTCTTTAGGCAATAGGAGTTTGTATCAATGTGATTCGTACCATGATATGTTTGCCATTTACCTAGTGATTCACAATCATCAAAGCAAACAAAATCTCCTGCTTTATTGTGTACTTGTCTTAGTGAATAACACCAATCAAGGTTTCTTCTTTCAATAGTTTCAACACAATTTTGAACATGGCGGCTGGTCAACCAATTATCTTGGTCAAGATACATTACATAATCAGTATCTACCAAATGTGTAAATGCGGCATACACACGGTGGCCATAGAATCCTTTGGCACCAACATTGATTGGTAAATAACAAACACGAAAGCGTTCATCGTGTGTATAATCATCAACAATTGCTTTGGCTTTGTCATAATTTTCTTCACCATCAACGACCACATAACAAGTAGTGAGATAAGTTTGATTTAATACAGAATTGATAGCATCACGAACCTCAGGAACACCTGTGGTCGGTATAATCACGGTTGCAGTCATAATTAATCTTTCGTTAGTTTTAATATTCTTTCAATTTGTTTTTCGATAATTGGTTTACGATTTGGCCAATATATGTATTCTTTATCTCCAGTAGAATGGAGTTTGGTAAGAAAAGGAATAATAATCTTTTCAACTTCTTTCAATCGTGCTTTATAATCGTCAGCCGTCTGTGCGGTCTTATTGATGACTGAATTATATTCTTCTTCGGATACAGCTGAGAATCCAAAGTCATTATCATCATCGTATTGTGATGCTAGTTTGTCAAAGTCAATGAGTGCCATTAATATACCTTTCCAAAAGGACCATAACTTTTTCCTTCTTTTTTAGCAATGTATACAATATCTGTCATAAGTTTTCTAACCTCAATATCTTTTAATGATAAAATTTCTGAGAATAAATCTAATTGCATTAGTTTCGATTGAGCTGTTACAGGATCGGAAGCATAAACTTCTTTAATATTCTTTAAAAAATTAGAAGATGATGATTCTCCAGTAATGAAAGATATTCCGGATGTATTTTTTCTTTGTGAAAAAGTGTTTACTATTGTATCAACTTCACTATTATACACTTTTGGATATTTACTATTATCATTCTCAAATTTTATTCCATACTTTTTAAATAACTCATCAACTTGTTTAACACCAGCTTTACCTAACTTAGCAGAACTTTTACCTTTTTCTGTAGGTTCATATTTTAAATTTGAATATTCACTTGTTTGTGTAGCTTTGATGGTTAAAAAATAAATTTTATCATCACTTTCTTTAATTTGAATTGATGTTTCTTGTGTACCAAAAGACATTGGATTTATAGGATAAGTTGGTAATTTTAACAACTTTTGCATCTTTGTAGTTTTTTCTAAATATGCTTTGGGTGTTGTATAAATTTTTGAAAAAGGTTGTATTGATAAATCACAACGTATATTATCTATTTCACCTAATAAATCTTCTATTTCTTGAAATCTTTTATTTGTTGCAGCTTCGTCCAGCCCAGCAGCATTCAATACCACGTTAACATCAATATAATCCGCTTTTTCTTTAGTTAATTTAAGTGATACGCCAATGATTGTTTTGCTGGCATACAAAGACCTTAATACTTTGTTTAGTTGTGCCAATTTACCATTTTTTTCGGACAAATCAAGATTTTTAGGAGTTTGGCCACCTTTAAAACTTACGGATTGAGTTAATATACGTTCAACGTTATTTTCTTTATATCTGTCTACAATCCAAATATCAGCTGGATTCCATGTATCTTTCTTTTGTATACCTAATGGTTTAACTAAACCTTCTATAAATTTACCAAAAGGTTCATCGGCACGACCAAATTTCATAACTTTAAAATTGCTGGCTGAAAATTTTTCTAGCATAGCTTCTTGTTGTGCATAAAAAGATTTTTGCCAATCTAAAGGCACGGAAGACCAATCATATCCTTCAACTGATTGGTCTTTTTGTTTATTTTGAGGATCCCAAATTTCAGCCAATTCAGCATATTTTTTATCTAAACGAATGTTTAACCAAGTAGACCATTTTCTTGTTTTAAGTGGTTTTGGCTGTTTACCGTTTTGTTTTAAAATTTCATTTTCACTTCTAATTTTATCATTCTCTTTTTTTTTCGTAGGTTCTTCATCATATTCGGACCAACTCTTTATAATTTTATCTTGAGTTTTTTTATCAACAAACTGAGTTGTGGGTGTTAAATTTTTATAATTCACATCATCTTGTAACACCCTTTCAAAAATCCAAATTGATCCTTTTTCTGATTTAACTTCAGTAGTATTTCCTGTAGCCATGATTCACCTAATGATTTGAATGTCTTTGCCTGAAGTCCAGATTTCTAATTCTGTTCTTAATCTACCCTCAGTTTTAAGGGTTTCGTATCTATTTATAGCTTTGCTCCGCCACCACTCAATGATATTGGCCAGTTCATGTTTGGCATAATTTTCACCAGGTAAAAGTTTATCGGTTTTACAGTTCATGTAATCAACTGAATTTTTGAATCCATAATCAGATGTATAATATCTTTTTTTCTCTGTCAACTTTTTGGCGTTCTCAATCGTTAGGTTGAAAGCATCGCCTTCAGATGTTCCCTTTAGAGCGGCTTTTGTTAAGGCAATCATCTTGGTAAAAGTTCTTAGTTTTCTACTGGTACTTGATGTATCTCCCGCCAATAAATCTCCAACTTTACTTTCCACAAATGCCTTCAAATCTGTATATCGTTCACCGTGCATCATTGGTACGATATCTGATTCGGTCAAACCTCTAAAACGAATATAAGGTTTCATGCCATCATATTGTGATACAGACTTGGTACTTCCATACAAACTGGTAGTTTCAAATAGGCAAACATTCATATCGTATTTCTTATTACAGATTTCTCTTACTGTATGACTGGTACAAATGGCAGATAGAAGTTTGCCACCTAGGTAATTAAAACCAAATGGTTGAGATGGTACAATTACAAATCCCATAACAGTAGAAGCATTGAATCGTTTGGCAGTATCTTCCTGTTGGATCCAGACCTGTCCTAAGAGTTCATTTCTAGGTTTCATATAGATGACAGGTGATCCCAACCGAATGAATCCTAGAATCTTTCCTGAGTTCTTCTCCTTAACTGCCAATTGTATGTTTCTACCAACTGGTGCTTTATTGACATGAGAAGAGGTAATGGCAAGTAATGTTTCGAATTGAGTATTGGGTATTTCACACACCTCAATATCCATATCATTTGGGTGCATGGTGAAATCGGAGAACAAATCATCTTCTGGTGGAAATAATGATGCTGGAATTTCGGCAACCGATTTCAATTTTTCATCACGCATATATTCTTCGGTACTTCCAATATTACTAAAGTAATCATGGAATGCCTTTGCGACATGGAGAGCATCAACTCTTTCTAATATCATACTCTACCCCATTTAATACGAGTCCAAAGTCTATCATACAAATAATACGATGTCATCCAGACACAATTTATAATAATGGTAGGAACAAGAGCCTGTGTCAAACTCTGTCCTGTTATCAATAACATCACATAGGTTGAGCATAAGACCCAAATCCTATAAATGATGGTCTTAACCAAAGTCCTTGTTCTAGTTTCCATCATACTTTAAATCCATCAAACGATTTCTTTTGTGGTTGAATTTTATTAAAGGCACCGATTGGTGCTTTACCGGCATCAGCAATACCTTGTTGTGCAGATTGTTCAACATCATACAATCTCATCTTAGCTCTATCGACACCAATTGTAAATCGTTTATAATATGTTGGGTCATTATATCGATTCTTCAATTGTTTTACCATGATTTGGCCGAGTTCTTCTAAATCTTCACTTGTAATCAAAGCAAACATTAAGTCTGCGGTGGCTGGGAGTCCGAATGATTCGCTGGTGTCCTCAAGACCTGGATCGCTACTTGTAAATCCTGAGCGAGTAGTCTGCGTGGCAGAAACAATAGGAACATTATACTCAACCGCAAGCCCTCTAAGTTCTTCTGCAATCGATTTAACATAGGTATAGGAATTAATATTCGCACCGGCTTTAATACGAGAAGAGCAACATATGTTAAGATAATCAATAAAAATAATATCAGGTTTAAAACTACGTTTAAGATTAAGTTCATTGAGTAATGTCCTAAAATGAGTTGTGGATGCCGATGCAGTTGGATATTCTTTGATGATAAGTTTACCATAAGTCTTTTCACGGACTTTGGCGACCTTCTTATCATACATATCTTTTGGAAGGTCAATCAAATCATCGAGCGTAACATTGAGTAGATTTGCATCAATTCGTTCTGCAATCTTTTCTTCTGCCATCTCTAATGTGATATACAATACATTCTTGCCTTGAACCATGGCGCCCGCAGCGACATGACACATGAATAAGCTTTTACCAACACCAGTCCCCGCCAAAGCAATATTAAGTGTTTTAGCTGGTAAACCACCTTTGGTAATTTTGTTGAAGTAATCGAGGTCGAATGGAATTCGTTCCTCTTTTCTGTGATAGAATTCATATCGAGCATCTGAGTCCTGTAAGTAATCATGGCCAACGGAGTTATCAAAGCTTACTGCTAAAGCATCCGATAATATCTTGGGAATCGAACCTTTGTCGTGAACTTTGTCTTTACCATCGAGAATTGAAATGGACCCCAATACTGCGTTGTATATGGCTTTCTCCTGGCAGAACTTTTCGGTTTTATCAACAAGCCATTGAATCTCGGCTTCTGGTTTGATATTACTCTCAATTTCTTGGAGATAAGTTTCACATCCCTTAACTTCATCATCCGTAAGATTTCTCTTTTCTTTGATGGCAATACTAATTGCTTCAGTCGTAGGCGAATGATTATAAGTTTCCGTGAATGATGTAATTTCATTATATAAGGTTCTCTCGGTTCTGTCCGAGAAATAGTCTGGCTTTAAAAATGGTAATACTTTTCTTAAATATTCTTCATTACAAACTAGGTTCTTCAGTATCGCTTGTTCCAGCTTCATCAATTATATCCTGTTCCATATTACCGCTCATAATTTCTACAAGTAAATCACCAATGTAATTTTTAAACTTGTCATCTTTTTCCAATTTTCTTGGCTTATCTACTGTGGATTCTAACACATCGTAAGCAAAAAGTAAATAGACCTGGTCATTTTTTTCATCAAACTTTACTTTACCATATTTAAAAACGGTATCTTTGTATGGTCCGTCTAAGAAACGAATGTGTACCGCAGATTCATCATCTTTAGGGTAAATAAAACAATAATCAAGGCCTTCAATCATCTTCTACTCCGTTCGTGGTCTCCACATCAAACGCTTGAGTAACATCATCTTGCATAATATTACCTGAGGCAATCTGGTAAGTGTTTTGTACAAAATCTTGAAAAGTTTTTTGTTTAAGAATTGGTAACCAAAAATCAGACGTATCAGTTTCTTTGATACGGTATTTTTTATCTTCTATAACACCATCTGCGTCCACTTTTGAGTACCAACCATTAGATGGCTTAACAACATGGCCAGAGTCCAATGCAATGTCCAGTAACCCACTCCACCTACTAATACCACCATCGTGACGAACCGTAACAGGAATCTTAGATTTCTCTCTAACATATCTACTCTTTTCTACATTGATGATAAAGTTGTAACCGATAACCTCAGTACCTTCTTTTTCTTGTTGGCGACCAATAATAAAGATATTATCGGCAGAATAATATGAACCTGTTCCGCCACCAACGATTGCTTTAGGGAACATTCCAATTTCCATGTAAGTGTGATTTACTACAACCATTGGAATATCTTTGAGTGATAGATGTGGTGTCACCATTCTAAACAATGACTTCACTTGTTTTGCTCTTGACATATCAGCAACAGATTTTTCTGCCAAGGCATCTTCCACTTCTTTCTTTGATGCCAAATTGCCAATCGAATCAATAATAATAATTAATCTGTCGCCACGCTCCAACTGTGTAAGTTGCTGCATAATGTCGAACTTAAGCTGCTCAATATCGGTAAGTGGTGTATGCAAGACACGATTAGTATCGATGCCAAAGCTGTCAAAATAACTTTGAGGAGTACCAAACTCACTATCGTAGAATAAAAGAGCCGCATCTTTATATTTGTCCAAATAAGATTTTGCCATCAACAATGAGAAGGCAGTTTTAAAATGTTTAGATGGACCTGCCCACATGGTGAGACCAGGAGTTAAGCCGCCATCTAAACGACCAGAAAGTGCCACATTGATAATTGGCACAGAAGTGGGAATCATATCTTTATCAGTAAAGAACTTTGATTTGGACAGAATAGCCGAATCTTTAATACTGCTGTTCTTTTTAATCTTGTCAAGTATACTCATTTATTTTCCTTTTTACGAAATGCCAACTCAGCATCATCTACATACATACTATCTATCTTAGACTTCCGATTTGGAAATCCACGTTTGCTTTTTGATATTGGAGGAATACTTTCACCAGAAGCCTCATCAATTATAATTGGTTCTTGTTCTGGAATATTCTCCTCAATTTGAACAATATTTTGTTTATCTATTTCAACCTTATCTGTTTCTTTTGGTTTTTCTTTTTCAGGAACAAACACAGGAATATCTTGTGCAGTTACTCCAACAATTTCACCATCTTTAACGATTGGTTTACCAACTGAACTTCTACTCATAGACATATTTGCTGCTATCAATAATAACACAGCTAACGGGTCAAATACAACCATAATTAACATGATTACCAAACGAACCGCTTTATCGATAGCATTGGCATCATCTGTGCCATATACCATGTCACCAATATATTTGATGGGGCCAACTTCTGCCACAAGTTTATTTTCTTCTTTCAATAATGGTAATTTTCGTTTATTAATGTCCGATAGTTCTTTTTGTGTTTGTTGAATTTGTCTATCAACATTGGCCGTTGCCGTTTCGGGATTGCCTGCACGTTTCAGTAAATATTCTAATCGTTCATTAGCAATCTTTTCTTGTTGTTTAAGTGTTCTTATTTCTACTGAATTGGCACCAGCGTCCATGGTAGAATCAATGTGTGCTTTTGAGAGGTAACCAAAAATACCCATAGAGGTGATAATCATCAGAATGACAACGGCAAATGTCAAATATGATTTTAATAAAAGTGGGCAGGTTTTCCAATTACGATACAACCATGATGTAGTCACCAACTTGCTCATTTCTAAAACCGAGCCCATAAAAACGATTGGCCAAAATGCACCAGTAAAGATTGCAGCCAAACCAATAATGGAATAATAGGCTGCAATACCTGATAGTAGTAGTGCTGATAATAGTGTTAAGAATATCATGAGAAAAAGTCCTCGAGTGAACTTACCTTTTCAGTTGTCCATTTCATACAATCTAAAATAACTTTGATAGGCTCTAAGAAAGCCTTATCAAATTGTAAATCATAATCAATGTAGTTGTCAAGCCCCATCTCTTTTGGCAGTCTTGTAGGAAATGAAATGACAGTATCTTTAAAATGGTTTGGCATCTTCAGATAGGCAAATTTAATTTTTTCGCCTTCTTGGATGAGTGGATATTTTTTGGTAAGATTATTTTGTTTTAGAAAGTTGTTATACAGTATGGCACCCTTAACATGAATAGGAGTACCAAGTTTATAAATGTTTAATGAATCGGAGTATTTAGCCAATCCGTTGATGCCACGGGGAAAGGAAACATCTTCCGATGGTAACTTTTTAAATTCTTCTCTGAACTCGGCAATAAATTTATGTACATCATTTTCCGTACCAGTTACCAATAGTTTAATCAAATCATACATCTTGCCACGAATAACGGATGGTGTTGATGACTTCACCATCTCAAGACCCATTACCTTCAATTGTGGTTCATTGTATTGTACGCCTTCGTTATTATACACATTAAGGATATATCGTTTCTTGGCAGTCCAAATACCTTTGTCGGAAAGACCTTCTCGTTTCATCTCCATCTTTTGTTGATAAGCATGAACATACTCTGCAAGTTCACCATAACTATTATCGATAAAAGGTTGCATCTTATCTTCACAGATTTTATCCATGAGTAAAATTACTTTTTGTTTATCTGATGTATCCTTAATAAATTTATTAACCAATTCTCCCATTCGTAGGTAAATTGAATCAGTATCAGAAGCAATAACATAGTCAACATTTTTGGTCTCCAAAATTTTATTCATCCAAGTGTTTATCTTGGCTTCAATCCAACGAATACTTAATTGCCCAGCAGTTGTAACACCAAGTGCCATGCGTAAATCGTAAAAGCGAAAGTACTGAGAACCCAAAGCGCCGTAAGCTGAGTTGAGGGAAACTTTCTTGGCCAACTGGATGTTATTGTACTTAGCAATTCGTTTTTCGATTTCATAAAGTTTGTTTGAATCTTTTTCATTTTCATATTCCTGTTTTGCTTTTAACATTAAGTTTTTAAACTTCTTACGGTCAGTATACATTTCTTCCATCATCTTAGGTAAGAAACCTTGGAAGTCTGTACGAAAGAATTGACCGTTAGGAGTGATTGTTGCATTTTCAAGTTTAGATAAATCAACTTTCTTGGCCAACAACTTATTCACATCAACACCACCAGAAAGAATCTCACGCATCTCATCTGTATAGTTTTCTGGTTCAATCAATGTTTCAGGACTGATATTGTATTGCATCATCAAATGCGGATACAAAGAGTTCAAGTCAAACGAAGCAACCCAATCATGAGCACCAACTTGAACCTCTTTAACATAGGCACCTTCAAATGCCGAATCTTTACTCTTGGTGATTCGTGGTGGAACAATAATACCTTTCTCAAAGAGATAAGCATAAGTCAATGAATCCCACATACGAGTTTGTGCAAAGACGTCCTCAAAGTTTGTCTTGGTATCATATGCAAGAGTTACTCCTAATTCAAGTAACTTTAATTTTTCTTCAAGTTTAATAATGAGTTCAACGTCTTTAATGTTATACTCAACAAATTTTTGATAGTTCAAACGATAGAGTGAGTGTAGGTTATCATACTCATCATAGGAGATTTTGCCTTCACCCAATTCAACTTGAGCAATGGCATCGAGGCGATAGGACTCTTGTGACTTTCCACCAGGAGCATACCATTTGTACAGTTCAATATAATCGAGAGATTCGACACCAAGTAAACCATAGGCAGTCAATTGCCGGCCATTGATTGTAGTATTCCGCTCAGAGATATAACCCCACGGAGATAGTTTCTTGGTCTCTGGTTCGCCAAGAATTTTACGGAATCGATTGATGAGATATGGTATATCAAAGAACTTTGTATTCCAACCAGTAATGATATCGGGGTATTTGTCTTTCCAAAACTCCATAAATTGCTTACAGAGATTATATTCATCTTTACAACGAATGTATACTTCATTACCTTGTACTTCATATTCGCCACAACCGAAAACAAAAGGTGATTGATTTAGAAATTTAATACAAATGGCGGTGATAGGTTCATTTGCTTGATACGGGTCAGGAAATCCATTCTCAGAACCAACCTCAATATCGATTACGGCAATTTGAACTTTAGTAAAATCATAATCGACCATACCGCTGTGTTGGTCGGCAATAAAGGCATATTCAAAACGAGTTTGGCCATAGATTGTTGGTGTACCAGGCACACCTTCAAATTGTTTAACATAATCTCTTGCTGCACTAATATCGCCAAAGATTTTTTGGTCAAGATAATCACCGTTTAACGAGGTAAACTTGGTGATTTTTTTAGATGGAATATAAAGCGATGGAGAGTATTCAATTCTCTCTCTTATCGCCTTACCATTTTGAATGCCTCGATAAAGAATATTATTGCCGAAGCTTTGTACATTAGTATAGAAGTTGCTCAAGTTAGCCTGTAATGATTTGTTGTTTTGATATTACGATACCAGAACCAAAGACGCTGTTATAATTATTAACAAAATCTTCTGCTGGAACATAGGAGTATACTACATTCTTCTTAGCAATGGCAAGCGTAGACCCCTTCTTTTGTTCGGCATGTAGTGGGAAAGGTGCAAAACCAACGTTAGGTTGACCGGTCTTGGGGTCACGAACAATGGCAATACCAACAGGGTTTTCTAAAACGAATTCGGTTTCTGATTCTGATTCAATTTCACCAAGAATTTCTTCTCCGGTAACGAGTTTCATAGCTAATATTTTCATTTAGTTATCTCCAGGTTATAAATAAGTATGTAGTTGATGTGATTATACGTTATTCTCTCCTTCCTGTCAATCTGACATTTGGTATTCTTTATCATTTCCAATAACACAACTAAAAGAAATCAAATGTCCGACTCTATCGTTGCCGGCGCTCAAGGTGCCGTTAATACTCTCAAAGCTGCTCAAGGTGCAGGCAAACAACTAGGCTCTGTGGTTAGCGACCAACAGGCTGATATGGAAAAAGCTGTTCAACAACAACATATCAACAGAATGAAGGCCAAAGCCGAACAAGATTACTTAGCCACATTGGCCGAGTTTAGAGCTTACGAAAAATATCAAAAACAAAAAGCTCATCAACAAAAAATTGACCAGTTAAAACAAGAAGCTACTAAAAAATATGGTAAAACTGCTTGGGCTGAAGTTGAAGCAACCAAAGCAAAAATGGAAAAAGATAGAGCCGATGAATTAAAATACATGGATAAAGATAGGCAGAAACAAATTCAGGTTTTTTGGTGGTGTATGACGGCTGCGGCTTTAGTAACATACTTTTTTAAGTTGTATAAATTATAAATGAATATGCAACCAATAGTTTTCGTGCTTATTCTTATATTTTGTTTTTCTTTAATGGTGATTGAATCAGGAGCGTTTAAATAATAAACTGAAATGGAGGTATTATGAATAAATTACCGCAATTAATATTTGCGATTGTATTGATTGGCAGTTTAACTCTTATGGCATTAGAAACTATAGTTAAAATGACCTAATTTTGTTTTTCTATTCGTTTGAATTCTTCATCTTCAGCGATTGCATCATCAATGTCTTTTGGTTCAGGTGGTTCAGCACCGATGGAGTTTTTGCTTTAGGTAATGTTACTGCTGGCTTTTTTGGTTCAGTCATAATATCTCCTTGTTGGTTGCGGGGGAAGGAATCGAACCTACGGCCCCTGGATTATGAGTCCAATGCTCTACCTCTGAGCTACCCCGCTATAACTATATAGTTTGTGTTTTTAAACGTTTTGCAATAGCTCTTTTAATCTTAGCAACATTTTTCTTACGAGCACCGTCTAACATCTTTGTTAATTGAGAAATGTTTAATGGACCTAATCTTGGTTTACCATTTTTCGTTAACATCGGATTTTTCTTTTTTGATTTCGAAACTGCCATGATATAGTCCTTGAAAAAGTGGAGCGGTGGTCTAGATTCGCACTAGATGAGTAAGTTGGACACCTACTCTGGTTCTATACCCCGACCGCATATGTAATACTATAACATTATATAGGTTGATTGTCAATAGTTATTTGTGGTATATTTTTCCAACCTATAGGTTCTATTTTAATTTCTGAATCTGGATTACTAACACCTTCAAATACTTCCCAAAGTTTTTCTTTGATAGCAAATTTGGTAAATAAACCAGCTTCATATCCGTGTGCTTCTATTTCCCAAGGCTGAACCCAATAATCAATGGTATCAGAATCCACTCTTTGGCCTTTCCAACGAGATAATCTTTCATTGGTTTCACCATAAACATATTGTTTAACATGAACCATTTCATGTGCTAATGTTTTGAGAATATCATAACCACCAATGCCAGAATGTAACTCAATTTCAAATTCTCTAGGTTTACCACTATCATTATAATCTTCTACCGAAGCATAACCATAAGCAGGTAAATCTTTACTAAACTTTATCCGAACAAAGATGTTTTCTAACATTTTTTCAGATATTAGTTCCTGAGCGTAAAACTGAGCAGCTCGCTTGACATAAGGTCTAAAGCGTTCTTTATCGGGACAACCAACTATACTTAACTTCATTAGGTCTCTCCTTAATAAATTGACCCAATAATCGTAGCGCTCTGTAAATGCTCACATAACCTTATTTATGAACTATATCAATTTCACCTGGTGAAATCTTTGTACTACCACTCACCATTGTCAAACCAAACACGAATGGTGATTGGCAATAACTCAATCAATAAGGCATCTTGTTCCCACACCTCATTGGTCTTATTGTATGCACAAGAAAGCCTCCAATGAAACGGATTTAATTTAAGTGTAATATTACAACCGGAGTACATTATCCAATCAATCATTTTAGTCCTAATTGAAATTTAATATATTTGTCCTTCAACATATCAGGTATGTTTAGATATGGTTCTTCTAAAAGAAATGGACAAGGAGCACCCCATCTTTTTTCATTCAAAAAACATCTGAATAGGTTTATGTGATACTTATTTCTTGGATCAAACAAATATTTTGGATTGCCCAATGTTTGAAGTTCAATTAATTTACTCATTTCACATACTCCAAATTATCTTTACGCATATAGTGAATAACTTGTGTTTCACCTGTAGGTATAGCTTTGACTACAGGAATGAAAGTGATGCCTTCAATCTCATTGGTTGCCCAATTTGAGTAGGTATAATAGATGTCTTGATTCGTTTTTGAACGAACCTTTTTGAGAACGGCTTTACCGCCAGTTGTAGTGGCAATATAACCAGGTCGAGAGGGTTTAGTTTTGTTCCAGTTTTTCATAATATAATTATAACTCAAAAAGAGGGGGCTGTCAAGAGCCCCCTGTATTATTTACCGTTTGGGTAGTTCAATTGTTCCCATTCCTCATCGGATACAGGCCACCAGTTACTCATCTTTGGATTTTACGGTAATTTTCTTTACCGCATCTTGAACCTTTACCATGTTCTCCAACCAAACTTTAAGCATACCATTTGCAATCTCTGCGTCCTTAATCTCTACCTTGTCGGCAAGAGTAAAAGCACGATTGAAATTACGGTTAGCAATACCTTTGTAGATATAACTATCAGCATCATCGGAACTGTCAATTGTAGAACCTTTGATTACCAACTTATTACCTTCTAAAGTAACTTCAATATCAGTTTTAGCAAAACCAGCAACTGCCATTTCAATGACATACTTGTTTTCTTTTACTTGTTTGATATTGTATGGAGGATAACCAGGTGATGCTTTGGCTACTGTTTCTGAGATATCACGGATCTGGTTCAATACATCATCGAAACCGACCGAGAAAGGATCCAAAGATTTGGATAGGGAAGACCATTGTGGAAATAATAGATTTGTGCTTGTCATGTGTTCTCCTTAAATTCAAGCGAGTTAATCAAAACTGTGGCCTCAGATGAGCACCACACATATAGTATACTAGTATTTATACTAGTTTGTCAATAGGCACCTGGTTTTTTACCAATATTATATTTGGGAGTTAATTCCCAATCGTCTTTTTCTTTGTGGGAAAGTATCTTAATCTGTGATAGGAAGATAGGAGGAGGTTCTTCAATCTGTTTGGTATTAACAATCTTTACCAGTCCCCAGTCGGATAAGAGTTTGGCAATGGCATTCCTACGAGATAAATCATTTTCGGAAATGTCAGTTGGTTTACCATCCAAAGCAAAGAGTTCTTTGAAATGTACGATATAATACTTACCTTGCTTATGTAGGATATGGCAAGATTGGTACAGTATTCTGTCTTTTTTGGAAGCTACACCAATGCGTGTTAATGTTTCACGAACTTTTAAAAAATCATCTTTTTCACTTAGTGTAACTTCAACTAAATCAATAATTGAAATCATTACCTGTTCACTCCGCCTTTATCTGTTTTTATTATTATTTCAGCGATTTGTTCTTCAGTAAGAATCCGCAAAGCTTCTTTAGCTTTCTCATTGGAGTAACCAAAGTATGTTTTAACGGCTTCTATATTTTTATTAGTCGATGTTTTCTGCCAAGGTTGAAATTTCCTTTTCATCGACCTTATTGTATTTAGATAAAACTGATACTGCATATCTTTATCGATACCAGGACTGAGGTTTAACTCATTGGCATATAGTACACAGTCTTGATGAAACGACAAGGCACGGTTGACCACAAACGGAACATAGTCTTTATAGTCCAGTTCATCCTTAAAAGGATTCTTTTTAGTTTGTAGTATTGACGGGACAATCTCTTTAAATAAATCAGGCATTTTTTAAATTCCGAACAGCATTGGCTAAAGCATCATCAACGTGCTGGATTGGAAATACCTTGTTCAATTTATCAACATTCATATTACAATTAGACCTTGGTGCATTTGTGGCTGCAGTAAATTCTTCCTTTGTAAACCATTCTTTGTTCAGACCCATAGCATCCGAACACTCTTTAGTAGTTTTGGTGCCAGCATTACCAACATTATAAATTCCTGGTTTAGGTAAATTTACGGCAAAGAATACAGATGTAGCAGCGACATCATTAATATAACTTAAACTATTCTCAAAGTCAATCAATTTATCATACTTAACCAATTTTGTTAGATAGTTTTTAGGATTGTGTTCATCACCAAAAGGTAAACGAATCCGTAACAGGTAAGATTTTTTCATGTATGGCATTAATAGTTCTTGAGCAAGTGCTTTTGAACCACTATAAAATGAACCATTATTGAAATCAAAATTAGGTGGATCTTCTTCAGTCCAACCACCAGTTTTATAACCTGTATATACACAACCACTACTAATGTGTACAATAGGAGTATGACGATTATTCAATTCTAATTTTAAAGGCCAAATTACATTACCATCAATACATTCTTGTTTATGAATTTCACAAGCGTCAACATTAGGAAATCCAGTATAACCAGCGGCATTAATAATAACTGTTGTGTCGAATGAGATTTCATCTGCGTGGGAAATCCACTCATGCTCAAGACCTTGTTTTTCTAGTTCTTTTTGAATGTGTTGGCCAACATATCCATGTCCAATTAATGTAATCATAATTTTCTTTCTTTACTTAAATATTGTACGGCTTTCATCACGCCTTCTAAATTATCACCTAAACAACCAATTGAGTTGTTACATTTTTTACACAACCAACCTCTAAACGTATTAGTTACTGGATCGTGGTCACAAGATAAACTAATTTGTTTATGGTTTACGTCAACATTTCTTCCACCACAGCACTCACAAAATTCTGGTGGTGGAGGTGCAGTCTTGCGCATCTCTTTAACCAATTTCATCCTAGAGCCGTGACAAGTCTTACAACGACCATCTAACTTATCAAAACGAATATGGCTTTTATAAAATTCAGATAAAGGCTTTTCTATATGACAGTAAATGCAAGCTTTGGTTTGTTCCATTACTTGAATTCACAATCAACCATAATTTCAGTCAAACAAGCGACCATATTAATTTCATGGTCGGCCACGAATGCTGATTGATATTGATATTTAGATAGGTGTAGGACCAATTGCGGAACCGAATTGGCTTTAAGAACTTCGTATAGTCCATCATAAAGTTTACGATAAATCTTTACGGGGTCATTGTCAAGGTTATTGGTGACCCACTTACGAACAGATGCAAAGTCTTTATCTTTTAACGCAGCCACCAAAGGCCCAAGTTGTACATCAGCAACAGAGGCAACAATACCAGCATCGATATTTCCAGAAACGGCATAGCGCTGAAGTTCGTTAAGAACCCTACGATTGTCCGGGAAGTGTTTTGTAATAACTGCTGCAACGGCATCTTTCGAATATGTGACACCTTCTTGCTCAAGGATCCACTCAACTCTTTTAAAGAACTGTGCAGCCATTGCTTGTTTAGAACCGTTGATTTTAAAATCAATGACAGAGCAACGAGAGTGGATTGGATCGATGATACGATTTTTGAAATTACAGGTGAATATGAACGAACAGTTTGAGGAAAACTCCTCAATTGCGCCACGCATTGCTGGTTGAGTTGAATTAGGATTAAGATAGTCGGCTTCATCAATGATAACCACTTTTCTTCCACCTGAAAGAGAAACCGATGAAGCGTAGTTTTTAATTTTAGTACGCAAGACATCAATACCAGATTCATCGGAGCCATTGATGACAATATAATCACAGCCAACTTCTTCACAGAGTGCCTTTGCGATTGTAGTTTTGCCAACACCAGCCGAACCCGATAATAATAAATTTGGTATTTCTTTTTTAGCGACATACTCTAAGAATGTGGATTTGATTGCATCCGGTAGGATACAATCTTCCACTCTGGATGGTCGATACTTCTCGACCCATAATAGATGATTCATTCAATACTCCCATGATAAATTTACTACTCAATTATACTTTGCTGAATTTTGATTCAGATGCAATCCAATACTCAATATCATCTTTGCTATTTTTGAAGTGTGTAATGCCTTTGAATGAAACTTGAACATCATAATGACCTGGAATCATTTTAATATTTGTTGCACTAAACACAATCTTAAATGGTTTACCATTAGGCCATCTGCCTTCAGAAATTTCAACTGAGTTGGTGTGTGCTGAATCATCTTCAGCATCAAAAGTAATTAACTCAGCTTTAGTACCATCAGATTGAATTGCAATGTGTGGTGAAGAAAGCACTCTAGAAGTATCTAAAAGCCATTTGTAATCTTCTTCACTTAAAGTAAATTGGCAATCAACATCACCAATATTTAAATCTTTTTCTGGCGGAACTGTAATCATTGATTTATCGGTTTTACGATAAGCCATTTTCTTACGACCAGATTTGAAAATAACATTTGCGGTATCAAAGTCCAATTCAGCAGAATCTTTGAATAAAGAATTCACCGATAGAAATTGATTCAAATCATAGATACAAAAATCTTCTGGAACTTCGTCTTTGATTCCGGCCTTGGCTAGGACTGACTTACCGCCAGACATAGTTTTAAGTTCTTTACCTTTTTTGAATTGAATGCCTTGGTTGATTGAGGCAAAGTTTTTCAAAACATTAAGTGTTTCGGTTGATAGCTTCATTTTACTTCTCCATTATCTAAAAAATCAATTGTATCATGTTCATATAAAAACATCAAGCAGCACAGCGCATGTGCTAAGTGATTCTTACCAGTTTCTTGGTCGTCTTGTTCACCTGATTTCCAAGCCCAAAGATGCCGTTGCATGGCATCAAAGTATCTACGCTTGGCGTCAGGAACTTTTTTCCAATTATCTGGTTCATACTTCTCTGCACCAAAGGTTAAAATTTCTACTGTTGCCTTTAGTGCGTTTGGTGGTACTAAACCATATTGCAGTTTACCACCGTCAAATTTACGACCACCCGTGGTGGCCGTTTGTGATGATTTAACAATATCTTCAACAGCAGCGCCTTCATAACCTGGATGATAAGGCGCTTCTTTAACAAATTTAGCCGCCTCAGCCGCATCATCAACAGTTAAAGATTTGCCGGTGTAAACACCATAAGTTTTAAAATTGCCCGTTGTGCCGTAAGTTCCGTAAGTTCCGTAAGTTTTCATTCTATGTTCCTTTAACCAATCATTTGGTGGTTCATGTACCGTATTTTCACCGTCAGGTGTACGCATTACATTTCTCCAACAAAATTAGCAACTGCTGGCATATCTCCTTGGAAATGGTAAGTGCCAATGTGTGCTGTTTTCATCCAAGGACACAACCAAATTTTACCGCCAATGTTACGCCAGTATTGGCAGAACATATAATCTTCGGATAGATAACGATGTGATGCGCCTGCTTCCATATCTAATAATTTTTTAAATCCATCTTTAACATCTTTACCTTCAGCAGCATCTTTCATTAAAGAATGTACATGGTCAAAAGGATAACCGTTATCAATAACAGTATCAAAATAGGCATGAATGTAACGTGAACCATCAAAGTTAGCTTGGCCAACATGGTCAGGTTTGTAACGGAATTCAGGATACGCTGCTTCCCATTTTGCAAACACTTCACGCTTAATCATCATAAAGCCAGTACCAATCTCCATAACTTCTAATGGTTCTGTTACTTGGAATTGTGCCGTGCCTTTAACAGGATTAAATACATAATCACCAGTAACTTTTTCAAGCATACCTGGTTCTAAATTAGGATTCTTTTCAATAGCACGTTTGACTGCACGCCATTTAATGGCTTTCTTAGGATAAGGACCACCAGCAACATCTTTGTCTAGTGCTAACAAAGCAATTACATCTTGTGGATTAAAATGAATATCGGAATCGATGAACAACATATGTGTACAATCGGAACGATGAATAAACTCGTCAACCAAATAGTTGCGAGCTCTAGTAATTAAGGACTCATTAAATAAGAATGAGAATTTGACTTGTATGCCATACTGCATACACATACCTTGTAAGTCAAGGCACGCTTTCATATACAGGCCATGATTTTGGCCACCATACATCGGTGTCGCTACGAATAACCGTTTATTTTGTAAATCTTCTTTTTTAATTGATATTTCCATTTGGACTCCGATAATATTAAAAAAGGGGACCTAAGTCCCCTACACACAGATTAGGTTAGTGAATAACCTGATTTGATAGCTGCACGAACTAAAGCCTTAGTTGGCTTGCCCATGCGATAGAAAGCAACTTTTTTACCATCTACAACTTTTTTGTTTGTGTAGATTACATGACCTTCTTGACGGAGTTCGTCAATGCGGGCGGTAACATTGGTAATGCCGAAACGGCGTTGTGCTTGTTTGACAGTAAAAGTGTTGTAACCTGAAGGTTGTTGTAAGGCGTTCAACATCTTTTCTTTAGCAGATAAATTGCTCATTGTAATACTCCATAGTAAAGTTAAAAAATCCTTGCCTTAAGCAAGTTCACACAGTATATCATTATGTATGTGTGTTGTCAAGCGTTTATCGACCAACTTGTGGTAAATATTTCGCTTTGGTATCTTCCCATGACAGGTAAATAAGGTCGTCATAGAAAAGAGTTTCGTAAGATACCGTATTCTTTTTTTGTAACTGCCGAATACGGCCTTTGGCATACTTGGTTTTCCAAATATTACTCAATGCTTCTTCACTGGTATCGAAAGACTTTACCAATGCCTCATCTGTAATTTCCTTACGGAGATATTCATTGGTATTATTATAGAGTGGACTAAAATAGATGCCACGTTGATGTTCGGTACGAATGAGTTGTTTAGGAATACCTAATTTGGAATAGGCAAAGTTTAATGACCTATTTTTGTGGTCACGCTTAAGTGGAAGGCCTTGAGTATTCTTGGCTTCCCACCATTCAAAATATTTACGAGTATGGTTTTCTTTAATCCAGTCAAACACTAGTTTTTTGGTTGCTCTACTAGGTTCAAATGCCACAGAACCTGAGGAGAATCCCATTTTATTCCAATGTTCTAATCCATCATACTGAGATAGGCCCCCAGACTTAGTATTCCCATAAAGACTAGTAGTTGTAACTCCAACAAGGACATCTCCATATTGTTTTTTCCAATCCTTTTGAACTGTATCGGACAAACACATTAGTGCCAACAATTTACCACCCATGTAATTAAAACCAAGTGGTTGTAATGGAACAATTGTAGAACCGATTGCAGTATGGTTAATCATGTGTTGCTGTGTCTTAATATCTCTCGACCATCCGATTGCATTATCTCTCGGAGTTAAGTCCAAGAAATCTGAGGAGATACAGATGACACCAAGGTATTTATTAGTTACCTCATCTGTTAAAACATAAAAAAGGTTACGGCCAATGTTAGAGTTGTTTTTCATTGTAGATGAGAATGTACGAATTGCATTCCATCTTTCGGCATCAGGACCATTAGAGAGAACCATAACAGGTTTCAATTTCTCATAATCATCAGGTTCTTGTGGCATCCAAAAATTAGATTTTACTTTATCAACTAATTTCTTTTGTTCAGGATCCACCATCATGGTTTCAGAACCAAATAATGTAGATACTTCATGAACAGGATATCTTTCTTTTACTTCACACCACTTTTGGTATAAAGTATACTCACGAACATCCATTTGAGAAGCGTATGTTAAGTCCTTGATGAGGACTTCTTTCATACCATTTTCATCAATATGTTCAAAGGTCGTATTATTTGCCGACCATTTTTTCCATTGCGATTCTACAAACTCAATTGGTGTTGCCATTATTTTAAGCCGATTTTCTTCATTAATTTATTTCGTTTCTTCATGCCAGATTGCAATGCCATTGGTTTAACACGACTAGTATACACTATTCCATTCATGTGGTCAAGCTCATGTAGGAAACAACGAGCAGATATACCAGAATAAGTTGCCGTTTTTTTCTCACCATTAAAGTCTTGGTATTCTACATCAATCATTGCGGGTCTGGTAATAGACAATCCTAAAAATGGAAAAGAAAGGCATCCTTCTACCATATGTTTTTCATCATACGATTTTAACAATTTTGGATTGTAATGTGCCACAAAGTTATCTTCGGCACCCATAACAAAAACTCGGTATTTGAAACCACATTGGTTGGCAGATAATCCATAACCTTTGTGTAACTTACAGGTCTCAACCAAAGATGAGGCAAGCTCATTTGGATTAACTGGTGGTGTTGTGAAATCAAATTCAGGCATTACTTCTTTTAAGATTGGATGGTCCTCAGACACCAATCTAAAAGTAGGAATACTTCCTTTAGGTAATGATACCGATTCTTTTACGGCATCTTCTGTATTAATTTTAAATAGTTCGGTCATTTCATGTTCTCCCATAATTCATCAAAGATACCTGCTGACAAATCAAAACCTAATAAGGCTTCATCAACAAGGTCTGTACTCAGTTTTGCATCAAGTGCTTTAATCAAAGCAGGCCTATCTTGAAACTGATATGCCAATCCTGAACCAGGAACTCTCTTAGCAATAATTTTACCACCATATAAATCACCCATATGTCTTACATAAACATGAGCCAATAATTTGGGCCGATTAGTGTTATCATAATTTAATTCAACGAATCGGTTACGATACTTTTCTGTACTTGAATATCTTATTGATGGATCCCACATATGCAGTTCACCTAAGTCCTTTTCAATATACTTCGCTCTACGCAAATCGGGCAAGTCCCAAGTGAGACCAGCAGTTGAAGCATAATATTCTAGATTACTATAAACAACATACATTTGTTGTAGGTACATACCATAGTGTTCTTTAGTGATTGTACCACCCAATAGATATTGCACAAAAGGATGTGCTTCTACCTCTCTGTGTTTGGCGTTGGTGTATTCTCTTAATATACTCATTTTGCAATCTGACTAAAATTATTTTTCTTTTCAAAACGGATAACGGATCTAAACTTATCAAACAACTGGTCGCCCTTATGGCTGATAACAAATACATTGGTATCAGAACCAACATCATGAATCAATTTTAAAAACTCATCTGTACCAACACCATCTAAACTACTATCACACACTTCATCTAATATTAATAGATTGGTGTTAGTGGAGTTTTTTAACTTGGCAATCTGACGCCATGTAAATAACAAGGCCAAGTCAATACGCATCTTCTCACCTTCGGAGAAATTGGCATAAGAGAACTCATCACGGTGCCTTGATTTAATTGTTTCTTCAAACGATTCATTGATATTAAAGTTTACAAAGAAATCCATGGCAGTCAAATACTTATTAATCAACTTGTTCATAATAGGTAAGTATTGACGAATAATCTTGGTCTTAATACCAGTATCTTTTAATAGAGAACCGGCATATTCATAATATTGTTTTTGTTCAGATATCTCTTTTTGTTTACTAACTAACTCACCAAGTTCCTGTTGTAGTTCTTTTAACTTGTCGTTTTCATCCTCAAGATTGTCTTTAGTGGCTGCAAGTTCTTCAATTTCCTTTTGGAGTTTATTAATGTAAGTATTGATTGCTGAAATTGTGGAGTTGTGTTTGACGATTTCATTATTATGGTCCTGTATGTGTTTAACTATTTTTTGGATTTGTTCAATACGGTTGTTCGCCGCTTGGATTTTTGTTTCAATATCTTGGATTCCAACTCCAATTTCTCCTTTTGTTTTATCGATTCCACTAAGCTGGCTACGTCTGAAGGTGTCAGCGATACTTTGTTTACAGGTCGGACAGTCGTGGTTTTCTTCATAGAATTTATACTCCTTTTCTAATTTCTTTAAACGAGATTCTAGTTTGGACTCTAATTGAATTAGTTTGGTACTTTTCTTTTCTATATTTAATTTATCTTGTATCTTGCTCTGTAACACATCAATGTGTTTTTGAATTAAACCAATATCTCTTTGTAATGTAAAGTTTTGGTCAATACTGTCATTGACTTCTTTCTTCTTCTTTTCAATTTCGGTATTAGAACGAGTTTTATGTTCTTCTATATTTTGTTTTTGAAACTTAATCTTCTCAGCGGCAAGTTCCATTTGATACTTATTTGCTGTTGTCTGCTCTTTAATCTCTGACATTCTTTCTTTGACAACACCATTCATTGATGAGAAGATACCAATGTCTAATAAGTCCTCAATGATTGCTCTTCGGTCAGCAGGAGTAAGTTGCATAAATGGAACAAATGATGCCGAACCTAATATAACAACTTGAGTAAAGGACTTAAAATTTAATTTGAGAATGAACTTCTCTAAGTGTTCTTGATAATCTTTCGATGCGGCATTTTGGTCGACCATAACACCATTGGACCAGACTTCAAATACATTTGGTTTAATACCACGAACTACCTTATAATCTTTTTTACCAATGGCAAATTCAATCTCAACAACCGCAGCTTGATTATTAATAGAGTTGAGTAGTTGTGGTTTATTAATCTTACGAAATGGTTTACCAAAAAGACCAAAACACAAGGCATCTAGAATGGTGGACTTACCCGCACCATTATTACCAATGATTAATGTGTTTGGTGACCTTTGAAAATCAATTTCTGTAAATGAATTACCAGTTGAAAGAAAGTTTTTCCATCTGACTTTTTGGAATATAATCATTGACTAAAGTGAGTATCCACCTGTGCGTTGACAAGATTGATAACATCGATGTTAGCATCAATATTTGGTTCTGGATTTTCTGAAAATTCAGGAAGGTATTGTTCAGCCACATTTGCTGATTCAATTATAATCCATTGAGCAAATCGAGTTAATCCTTCTAGGTCTGGATTATCACCTAAGCCAGCAGATATTTTAAGTTCTTCAACTTTTTCGTCAAAGGATTGAGTGTTCATAATTCCTAATATGTGTTCTCTAGCCCTAACTTTATACTCGGTTATAACCATATCAGCAAATAAATTTAATCCTTCTTGGTCCGGATTATCATTTACACCAGCATTTATTTTAAGTTCTTCAATTTTACTCATGATTGTTCCTTAACATTACCAAAATGTTCTTTGATTGCTTCACATACAAAAACTTTACCATTATAAGATTCTGAAAGTCCTGAATGTTCTAGTGTATATTTTCTAGCGGCATCCACACATTCATTAATAATTAGTTTTGCAAAGTATTCAATTTCAATATCAGTTACTTCACGATTATCATATGCAATGTATAATCCAGACTTCTCAACCAACTCTTTAATTTTATTATTCACGCTTGCTCCTGATTCAATGCCTCAACATACAGTTCTTTTAATACCGTTTTGAGTTTATCATTATCAATATGTTCTTCTGAAATACCATCCACAAACTTGTTAATAATTGTGATAGTATCTTCAGCTTCATTAATCATATCATCATCTACGCCTTCTGTCAAGTCAGCAAAGTCTTCCGCAATGGTAATATCGATTGGATTAACCTTATATAATTTATCCATAAACCGGTCAAATAGATGTGGATTGATTTTGTTGACTACCACCACCTTAACATATGTTCCGGTATACTTGTCTAAATCTTTGGCTAACATTTCTGAGATGGTATTTTCTTTATCATCATAGGTAATACGATGAAACATTACGTTTGGGTTCTCAATAAATTCCAAATCAAGAGTATCGATATCAAACAAATGAAAGCCCCTCGGATCATTATAATCCTGCCAGGTGAGTTCGTAAGGATTTCCAAGATAACGGATATTATCTTGATTTGAACGGTGATGATAATGACCTGAAAATACAGTACTAAATTTTTTAAATAATCCACGGTCTAGTCCTTCATGTGATGGCATACCACGATGCATGGCAAAGCCGGCAATTTCAAAATGTCCCATACAAATATTAGCATCGGTATCAGATAATACAAACATCGAATCATCATGATTCTCTGGACAAATCCAAGGCATCATACAAATAGGATACTTTTCATTGTCCAACCATATTGTGGTGGGTTTATCAATCACTTTTATATTTGTATACTCTTTGAGTAATAGGTCTATCGAATTAACTTCATTGGTATTTTTGAAATAGGTATCATGATTACCTGCCAACATATGAACTTGAATGTTTCGTTTGGCTAACTCATCAAAGAACATATCCTTGGTTCTTTTCAAGGAGTAAAAGTTTACATACTTACGGCGGTCAAAAGTGTCCCCAAGTATGAGAACAGTATTAATACCATTATTGTCAAGAGTAGGAAAGAAAGTATTTTTATAGAACTTCTCATAGTAATCCAAGAAATGAATTGAATCATTTCTAGCTCCAAAATGTTGGTCGGTTATAATTGCTATTTTCATAATCTAAGTATTATATCACTCGTCTAAGAATTTTTCAATCCCTTTTGGCTTCTTTGCCGCTTTTTTATTTTCTTTTGCCGTTTCAAAGTTTTCAATGAACTCGGAAATATTATCGTATAGTTCAAATTGTCTTGTGGTACCATCTTCTAATTCCATCATTTCAAGCTCATCTAAAATACCCATCTGTTCGGTAGCTTTGTATTTTACATACGTTTGTTTCTTTTCTTTGGAGATTCTTCGTAAAAAAGCAAAGTAAATAATTTGAGTAAAATAGGCAAATGGATTTTTAGATTTGGTTGGATCAAAATTACCAAAATACATTAAACAGTTTTCAATACCATCAGACATCATTTCATCACGATAGGTGTAGTTAATGAAGTTAGGTTTATGAGATAGACCTTCTGCAATTTTCATGAAACATTCTCCAATATAATTTGGTATAGGAGGTAGTTCTGTTTTATTCTTCTTTGCTTTCTTTACTCTATCTTGATAATCTACTAAGGCTGCAAGAAAGTCAGCGTTGTTTATATAATGTTTTTGCCTAGTTGCCATTCTTTACCCAATCTATTGTTATTCTTAATCCATTTTCCAACCTATAATCCGGAGTATATCCCAATTCATTTTTGATTTTGTCATAATTAATTGAATATCGTTTATCATGACCTAAACGGTCAGTAACAAAAGAAATTAGGTTATGAGGTTTACCCATAATATCTAATATAGTCTTTGCCAAATTTAAATTTGAACCTTCTGTGCCACCACCAATGTTGTATGTTTCACCAACACGGCCATTTTTCATTACTAAGTTAATTGCCTTACAATGGTCATCAACATATAACCAATCTCTGATATTATCACCAGTACCATAAATTGGTATTTCAATATCATTTAAAGCATTATTAATAATTTTTGGTATTAATTTTTCTTTGTTTTGTGCCGGTCCATAGTTATTGGAACAGTTTGTTATGACGGTTGGCAAGCCGTATGTAACATTAAATGCTCTCACCCAATGGTCACTACAAGCTTTAGATGCCGAGTAAGGACTGTTTGGCTTATATGGAGTATTCTCTGTAAAACTATTCTCATCATCTAATTCTAAACTACCATACACTTCATCTGTGGAAATATGAACAAACTTCTTTAGTTGCTTTAACTTGAGAGAACACTCTAATAAATTAATGGTACCTAAGATATTAGTTTGAATAAAAGGTTGGTAATTATGTATAGAGTTATCAACGTGAGATTCTGCTGCAAAGTTTACCACATATTCAGGATCAAACTCTGAGAATATCCACTCTATATTTTTTTTGCTTGAAATATCGTGTTGTAGAAAAATCAAAAACCCACAATCAATTAAAGGCTTAATATAATCTCGATTGGACGCATAGGTTAAACTATCGACACAAACTACCTGTCTATGAGGGTTTTCATTATACAAATGATATAAAAAATTACTGCCTATGAAACCGGCACCACCTGTTACTAAAATCATAATTACCACATAATGTTATTGACATATGCTTGACAAGTGTGTATAGTCGAGTATGTCCTTGGTTGAAAGTATTAATGGATTGTATCTCCATCACTTCTTAAATCTTCAAAATCATCAAGCATATCCTGTATCTCATCGTCATCCATATCGTCAACAAGAGATTTTGCCTTTAATAATTCTTTAATTTTATATACTGTGTTAAGGTAATATTCACAGAATTCATCCTCAGGTTCCATTACAGAAAGAACATCTTTGGTTTTAATCGAGATTGAATTCTTTTTTAATAATTGAACTGGCAACCAATGACGCATTACCAAACCAGTTTCTCCTCTACCACGAATATCAATATTGAACTCCATTGGTTCTTCTAAAACATATTCTTCGGCACTATTCAAAGCCACATTGGCAATCAAGTCAGTTCCATTTTGTAGTTTAATTATTTGTGTTTTATACTCAAGCATTTTTTAATCCTATTTTGTATATTTTAAAAGGGAACTTCTCCTCATTATATATCTTTGTTCTTTCCACGAAATGTTTAAGTGTGTAATTCATGTGTTTTTTGTGTCTAAGGTCATCAGATATATCATATAGAGTGGCTATTTCTTTGCCTTTATTCTGTCGTAAGCCTCGTCCAATACTTTGCAAAGTTCGAATGCTCGATTTTGTTGGCATTGCAAATATAATGTTATGCAAATTCCTAATATTAATTCCAGTACTAAAAGTCCCAAAAGAAGCCACAATAATAGCATTGTTTTCTATCTCCATAATCTTTCTAATATCTTCACGGTCTGTTGTATCTACACCACCATGAATAAAGAAAACTTTTCTGTTGCCAATCTTCTCTGTATCCTTTATCATATCATACAGTATTTTGCCATGTTTGTCAACCATTTGATATAATACGAGTGTATTTTTACCTAAGCTAACTGCAAGATTCTTAATGAACTTATTACGAGTTTCATGTGAAATGAGATACTGAATTTCTTCAGCATAAGTTTTATCTTTTACGAACAAACATTCTTCATCGGTATGCTTTAATACAAGACATTTAATCTCAAAGTTGGACAGTTGGTCCTTATCAATCAGCTCTTTTGTGGTAATAACCTTTCTTACAGGACCAAATAATCCTTCTAGTACCAGTTTATGAGTTTTAGTGCCATCTAATGTACCCGTAAGACCAATCCGGTATTTGGCATTAACACAGGAGGTAAGAATTGTGGTGAGAGATTGTGCTTTGAATAAATGTGCCTCATCACCAATCACATAATCAAACTGTTTGAAGTATTCTGGTGGCATCTTATATAATGATTGCCATGTAGAAATAATTAAATCTTTATCTGAATCTTTTTCTTTACCTTGGTAAATACGGTGAACATTGGTCATTTCACCATCATTATAATCACCAAAGTCGGAGTATAACTGTTCGACCAAAGAAGTGGTTGGAACAATAACTAGTCCTTTTAAATTTTGATATTTGTGTAATTGTTGAAACAGTAGGTAGATGATAAGAGATTTGCCTGATGCCGTTGGTGAAACCAATAACGCTCGCCGTTTTTGCATGGCATGAACAAAGGCATTTAACTGATGTTCTCTTACTTCGATTGATTTGCCATTAGAATGAATGTTTAAATCTTCTGCAAACTTTTTGGCATAATATAATGAAAACTCATCTTCAACATCTACACCACCTTCATATTCAAAAGTGTAATCTCTTTCTTCACAAAACTGCTCTACATAATTTAATAAACCACGATATAGAGTAAAACTTTGAAGATTGAAAAGTCTTATCTTTCCATCCCAAATTCGATTACGATATGCCGGAACAAACTGGTAACCAGGAACAAAAAATGTGAAAAACTCCGATAACTCTCTAGCGATATGTTTCTCGCAAATTATCTTTACATATACTTCATCTTTTTTATGAATAATAAGATTCATTGTTTTACATAATCTACTATTATTATCAATATCACTAATATTAAAATTACCACTAAAGGACTAATTTTGTCCCAAGTGCTCATTGGCGGATTTACAGGATAAAAACAATCATGGTCTGGATCATATTGATATTTTTTACCACCATGTTCTATGTGAGTATCATAATCATTCATTATTGTCCTCCAATGAATTTTTCCCATGATATAAAGTCACGCAATTGCCATGTTCGTTGTTTCAATTCATTCATAATTGATTCAATTACCGAAATGGTTTCTTCATGATATACTTTCTTTTCTAATAGTTTAATCAAATCACTATCAGCCTCTAAGTATGTATTGATGTCGGATTTGAGAGTAAACTGAAAAGGTTCCCAACCATATTCGGCAAGCTCATCTTGTGACATTTTGCCAGTATAGTATTCCCATTTAATCTTACGCATACGCAAGTAATCAAAATGTGCTTTTTTAGAGGCAATCTTGTGTTTGGTGAGAATGCTGAGATATTTGTTGTGGAGTTTTGGAATCTTTAACAGTTCTTTGCCAGGTTCAGTCTGGTCCATATCTGAATCTGATTCCCAATGCTTTAATACTTGTTCTAAGTTTTCCATAATATAATAAAAAAGTTATTCTAAACCTGTATAATATCACATATACATTATGTTGTCAAGCCAATTCAAAATTAAAATAGTCAAACCTAAAGGTGGCATCAGCAGTAATAATCTCATCTGCGGAACTTTTGGTGTCAAACTGAATGTCTGATAAGTCTGTTGGAAAGGTGTTGATAAAATGAACACGAATAATAGGATTATTTAATGCCGAAAGTACAGTCAAAGTAGCATCAGAAAAACCAGCTTTACCTCTAGGACTGTTAGGATTTTGTAAGGAGGTAAGACGGTTTCTTTCTTCTGTGCCCTCTGGTGACGCAATAGAACGGAACCAAGAGTGTATTTCTTGCCATGACTGTAACTTCTCATCCACAGCAAAACTTATGGTGAGTGGCTTATAGGACATCTTATTGCCAGGCGAGTATACATCTATACCTGGAAAGTTCAATGGGGCCTCTCCTAGTGAAACCCCTGGTATATTTACCGATTGGCAGAAGTATTGTACCGTAGGCATCCTATTAAAGACCAGCAAGAATTTTGTTGGCTGTAAATAGTTAGTATTTTGAGGTTGTCTTGTGAGTGCATTCATATGTTTATTTATGAACCAAAAAAAAGACCACCCGAAGGTGGCCTTTGAAATATCACTCTAAGGTGATTTATTTTCTTTTGGATTACATCAAGTTCTTGACGCCAAACAAACGATAGTAAACGTTTGTACGAGCATTCAAGCGTCCAAAACCAGCATCTTGACCTTGAGCAAATGGGTTTGCTACCATGCCGTAACGAGTTTTGAATCCAATCTTTGGTTGGAATGTGAACTGGTCAACTGCACGAACCATTTGTAGAGGAACGTATGGGCAATAGAAAATACCAGCATCGTAAGGTGAAGAACCTTTGTATCCGATGGTGACTAATTCTTGGTTGCTTGTGTATCCGCCAAAATATGGGTCAATGTAAACCTTGATACGACCATGTAACAAACCAGCAAATGTATTGCCTGTATCGTCAACTTGGAGGTCAGCTTGTAGAGCAGGAGTGTAAGAAAGAACACCAGCCATAGCCATTGCAGATGCTACGTCAGATGAAACAATCAATACGTTACCTTTACCCCTACGAGTTTGCTTGGCAATTACGTTAGCGTCACGCTCGATTTGGAAAATCAAACCTTTGAAACGCTCAACAGACCAACGACCGTTTGAATCGGTATCTAAGTCGAAATAACCAGCTTGAGTTGTACCATACTGAGCACCAGCAACAGCACAGGTGTAGATTGTACGGATAACTTCACGGTTGATTTCAGCAAGGATCTCGGTAGACAGAATGTTTGACAATTCTGTTTCAGCATCAAGACCATGAATTGCTTTTAAGTCTTGTGCTAATTCGAGTGAGTACTCAGCTTTCAAGGCACGGGATTGAGCAGTTACAGTAACTTTCTCAATTGTGAATGCCATCTGCTGGAACGGTTGACCAACATCGGAACCTAAAACTTCAGCTTGTGCTGTAGGAATAGGAATACCAGAAGTTGTTGTACCAGAAGTAGGATTCTGAAACTGTGTAGATGTATCAGATGCCAAGTTACCTTGGAAACCGTATGGGTTGTTGGTAGATGTATTACCAGAGAATACTGTGTTAGCCTCGTTGTAGAAAGCTTCAGTATTCGATGTACCAGTTTGAGCATTGTAACGTGCACGCATTGCAAAAATCAAACCTGTAGGACCAGTCATTGGCTGAACACCAGCAACGTCATAAGCGATTAGATTTGGCAAAGCACGGCGTACTAATGAAATCAAGATTGGGTCAAAGTTTTGAACACCACCAGCGATATTGGTAGGACCATTATCGGCTAATTCGTTCAACTGCTGACGGTCTTGAGCCATAGCTTGATGTTGGTTTTCCAAAACAAGAGCTGTAACAGCTTTCTTGTATGGGTCTTTAATGGCTTCGAGTTCTGGATGCTCTAGAACTGGATTCCATTTCTTTTGTAGTTCTTCAGTCATATACATTTGTAGTTTTCCTTATGTTGTATATTTTTGGTATTATTTTACCAGGGTTTGTGAAATGGTTTTTGCATAAAGTTCCATGGAAGGATCAGCAAAAGAGGTTTTCTTAACTTCTTCTTCAATGGTAACTTCATCATCTAAAGCAGATGAATCAGCAACTTTAACTTCTGCCTTGAAATATGATTCTTTCAAAGTGGATAGTTTGTCAGCAAATTCTTCTTCAGTAGTAAATTCTACACCTTCTGCAAGTGCTTTTAATTTTTCTACTTGTGTCTGCGACAGGCCTTCACACGCTGTGTAGATAGCCTCAATTTTTTTCTGTTCGTTTAATTCTTTGGACAATTCGATACCTTTGTTGATTTGCTCATTCAAAGCATCTTCTAATTCTTCCAACTTAGAAGTCATTTCTTCAACAATGTCAACCTTTTCGGCTGGAATATCGATGTAATGTTCGACAAATAAGTTACGCAAACCTTCAATGAATTCTTCCGTAATTTCGGCTTTTAATCCAGTTTCGATTGCGAGTTCGTTGTCATTCATCCACTCCTCAACCATGTAGTTGAGATAGTCATCAACCTTAGCGGCCATTTCTTCTTTAACTTCTTCTAAAGCAACTTCAAATTGCTCCATCAACTCAGCTTGAATTTCTTCAACGATTGGAGTGGCACGAGCAACAACAGCAGCTTCAAAAATTGTGGCAGCTTTGTTTTTGAATTCTTCAGAGAGTTCTTCACCTTGCATCAAGGCATCGATATCTTCGTGGTATGATTGGAATGTGGCGCCTGGATTGGCTTGCATCATTTGTGGTGCCAATTTACCAGCAATACGGTCACGAATAGCTTCGTAACTTGTAGGCTCGCAATGTTCTGCATCCAAATCATTACGACCCATATTGTCTTGTGGACCAGTAGATTTAGAGATACCAACACCGTCTTTCTGTGCGCCTACAGGTGGTGTTGCACCTGGAGGAGTTGCTGATGGAACACCTTTTGTATAATCTGGATTTGCATCCATTTCTTTTCCTGTTACAGCACCAATTGCACCAACATCTTGTTGGCCAGCGACCACGGATGTTGGCAACTTTTGTGGCTTATCTTGGCCACCTGATTTAGATGAAATGTTTGAATCAAACGTTTCTTTGGAACCTTCACCAAGTAAAATGTTGGTAGCGGCGTCTGTTAATTTTCCCATTTTGAAAATCTCCTTGATTTATTGGATATATTTATATTTAAAGTTTTTTCATGAAGTTTTCAAAAATGTGTAGACTTACACGCTCAATATCGGCCTTTGAGGCCTGGCGAACTTGTTGTATCGCTTGAGATTGATCCTGCTCTGTCCATACACCATTGACCAACATCCACTCTTTACCTTCCATGATACCTTGTACAAAAGCACCAGGTGCAGAAGGGTCTGCTACAATATCAGCCGCTGTGGCTAGATAAAAATCGTTTTGAACAACATTAACCCCGTTAACGTTTTTCAATGAACCCATACCTCTAGATGATACACCTAACTGAGCACCACCCTCAATTAATTGACGGGCAATGGTTCCCATTGGTGTATCGAGAACTTTGGCTTTACCGATCCATTGGTTGCCATCTTCTCTCAAACCTTTGATAAGAATCGCCACTCGGTCCAAATTAATGGTTGGAGAGTCAGGATGACCTAATTCACCAAATGCACGGTTCTTATTAATGTATTCTTCTGTATAACGATGAACTTCTTTTTTCATCGTATTGTATTCATACAAGCGGCCGTTCTTATTTTTTCTTTCGGAAACTAAGAATGGACCTTCAATGAATAAAGATTTTTTGCCACTACCAGCGGCTTCTTCAATGTACTCATAACTGATGGTCTCATTTACCTCTTTGATTAGTTTCATAATCCTAATGATCCTCTTCTTTTTAAAGATACTTTTCTTTTTCTAATTGTTTGTTTTAATTTTGCTGCTCTTTTATACTTTGCTGTCCTACTACCTAATTGTCTATTTCTAACTTCCTGGGCCGACATACGAACCATTTTACCACCACGAATTATCCAACCTGGCGCATTAGAAAAGGTTTTATTTCTTTGTACCTTACCGTTTCTTATACGAGTCCTAACAATCTTTTTTCTACCAACCTTACGGGTTTGTACTATACCCTCACACAACAAAAACTCTTTAAAGGTTAACATCTTATGGAGTTACGCCATACGGAGGATAGTTAAACGCAGCTGGATCCTGGAACTGACCAGCACTATAAAATTGACCGTTTTTATGTAACTCAATAATAACTGTGTAAGCTGCATTGGTGGTTGTACCAACCGATTTGAGCGTCACATTGCCTGTAGGTGCAACTGTGTTGTTCGTAATTGCTGGCAACTGGTACTGTGGATTGGTATCAACATTTCCAACACCTAAAGCGTAAATTGTTGCACCGCCACCAGGAGCGCCTTGCCATTTTAACTGTAAGTGACCAACTTCAGCATCAACAGAAGCGATAACTCTTGAAATAGTAAATGCTGAATTGGCAAATCCTGTAGCAACCGTATTGCCTGTCTGATATGGTAAGTTGTTGGCATTTAATGCATATGCCAAAGTTCTAGGATCAATAATAACAGTTTCTAATTCATCAGAATCAATAATACCAACACGCTTAATAACGGTTCTTTTATTTGTATCAATAAGTATTTGTGTGCTATTTGCGATGGCCATTTTTTATCCTATTCTTCGCTTTGTTCAGCTTGTTCTGAATCTACTGTTTCTTCAGCAGATTCTTCCGTTTCAGGAGTAATAAAATTTTGTGCAACAACCTGTTTAGCGGCTTCAATATGGGCAGTTACTTTATCGTGAATTGCTCCATATAATTCGCTTCTAAAATTTACTGCGTCTGCATCCATTGCGTAATCAACGATATTGCGGGTTGAAAATCCTGACATTTTTGTATCTCCTTATACCAATTATATATTTATCAACTATGCTTTTTGTTGGTCTTTTTTGCCTACATCTTTAATAGGCACATCAGCCGGATTGGTTGGTTGTTCTGGTACTCCAGACATCATCATCTGTTGTGCTATATCATTACTGACTGCAACCGGCAATCCAAAACCATCTTTCTTCTCTTGGTTAATCTCTTTGTCCATCATCTCAATCTCATCATCAGATAAACGAAGAACATTGCGTTGAATCCATGACTGCGAGAAGTAACGACCTGTATATGGATCAACAGAACTCAACAACTGTAAACGGTTAGTCATTAATTCAGCTTCTTTAAGTTCAGAGAAATTATTATCTTTAATGAAGTCATAGTAAATATGTTCCTTCATTTCTGCCCATTCTTCAGCAGTACAAATACCTTTTAATACACATTGAACACGGAGTGCTTGTTCAAACAAATCAGAAAACTTGTTGCGCATACGGTCAACAAATTTAGCAAACTTTAGTTCGTCACGGGTAATTTCATTACTACGACCAAGTGAAAAACCATTTAATTCTGGATTTAAACGGGAAACTGGTACATTTAAAGCCTTGTATAGTTTCTTTTCAAAATACTTAACATCTTCTAACTCACCTAGGTTTTGACCACCAGGTAGTGTAGTAATCTCTGTGCCTTTTCCGCCTTCACGGCGTGGCAACCAGAAATCTTCCATCATGGACAAGAATTTACGGTCATCACGGACTTCACCTGTATTGGCATCGTATACAAGTTTGTTTTTGTATTTTACCATAATGTCACGCAGATATTGTTCTGCCTTCAACTTAGGTAAATTGCCTACGTCAATATAGAAAATACGGCGCTCAGGGGCACGACTAATACGGTAAATGACAGTCGCATCTTCAATCATCCTTAACTGATTTAATGGCTTGATTGCTTTGTGTAGATACGACAATACCACGGCACGGCGAGAATCCATGAGACCAGAAACAACTGAGATAATGGAATCTGTGGTAATACGGACACCAACAGGACCAAAGTTGCTAGAAGAACCAGTAGTAACCTTATCGTTGAAGATATAATATTCGTTAACAAGATCCATCACCTCCACGCCAGTGCGCTCATCTTTTCTTTTTTTAATCTCACGTACTTTGCGCAGTTTACGTGGATCAATATAACGGAGTTCTTTAATACCTTCTGTTGGTTTTTCACGGTCAATAATAACATGGTAGAACATTCTACCATCAACATAGTATCTACGGAAAATATCGTGTGCCAAGCTCTTGTAATTTAACATACGAAGAACAGTATTAAACTCAGCACGAATGGCATTTTTAATTTTTTCTGGTTGCTTCAATTCATCCATAATGATTTTGATATTTTTGCCATCATCGTCTTGGCAAATAGCTTCATTAACAATATCATCAATGGCGGCTTCAATTTCTGGCTGCATTGCCATTTCACGGTAACGTGAGATTAATTCAACTTCATTTTTAGCGGTGCCATCTAGGTCAACATATGTTCCATAATAAGCGGCCGATGTAATCGTAAGTGCGCCATCATCATTGGTTGGCGGCGAAAACGACTGTTGGACTCCAGCTTCGTCTTCCGACTTAGCTCGAGCAATTGTAAAACCAAAAAGAGAAAATTTATTTGAGGCTGCCATATTGTTCTAATCCAATTCAAAAAAACATGATGGAGAGGACTAAGCCTCTCCGTAAAATAATTAAGTAGTTGATGGTGCCGATTCCCACCATTGATAGGCAAACGTTGCCGAGTATTCTTCAATGGTATCGTTTGAACCCCAATCTAAATCAATTGGTGCCAAATCTAGTGGGAACAAACCAACAAAGTTGTAAGACTTAACAATATTACCAGTCTTACCGTATTGGTCAACTTTTGCATCAACAGTATAACCTGCTGGACCACCAGCTCCTGGATTACGCACATTGCCTGCATGACTATTTATTGCGTTCATCCAGGACTCAAGTGCGTTACGAATTGTGAAATCTTCATCGTTAATGATTTGTAATGTCCAATCAGTAAAGGTACGATTGCCAGCAAACTTGAGTTCACGACCAAAATAATACAAAGGTACAGTACCTACGGTAGAACCAGGTAACTGTGCCGATTTGGCCATAAATGTTGTTTTCTGTGCAGCTGCTGTACCGTTTTGTGCAACTGTTGGGAAGGATAGAGTTACTTGAAATAGATTGGGACGGGCACCGTCACCAATCATATTCGCTCTAAATTCTGTTACGTTGAATGCCATTCTTTTCTCCTATTCGTTAGTATTTATTAAGCTGCACCAACGATTGTTGTAAAGTTGACGCCAGTTCTTACAGCAACGAAATTCAATTGGATGAAATTAATTGAACGAGCAGGCTTGATGTAAATGTCACCAACAAACTGATTAGAATCAATAACTTGCGGGGTATTATTTGTAGTGTCACAAACAACACGGAAGTCAGTAATACCACGGCGACCTTGAACATCTCGTAAGAACGGAGTTACCATGGCAACAAAGTCTGCTCTGGTAAAATCATCATTGAATTCAAACAAAGAGTACTTAGAGGCAGTTGCAATTGCTTTTTCAAGTACAATAAACAATCTGCGTACATTAATACGGTCAAACGCTGATGGTTTGGCTTGTAGTGTTTTATCTCCGTAAAGAACTGTTCCTTGACCTGGTAAAGAAACAACAGAATTAATGCCTAAAGAATACAATGTATCTCTATCTGTTTGTTTTGGATTCCATGCCAAACGAACAACATTCTTTAATGCGCCACGATTTAAACCAGCAGGTGAGAACCATGGATCTGTAACTGAATCGGTATATACACATAAACCAGCAATATCAGCATTTAGCGGAACATACTGGTAAGTATTACTGTACTTGTTGAACATATACTTCCAACCAGTATCAGCAACAGCATAAGATGTTGTACGATTTAAACCATTATACCAAGTAGTAATATTGGTTGTTTCAGAACCACTTTGATTTATCACAGCTGAAGATGGCGGTGAAATAAATGCTACACAGTCTTTACGAGTATTAACGATGCTATCGATAACATATTGTTGTACTGTATTGCTTGCATCACCAGTAATTACTAGTGAGATATCCACATCATCTGGACTTTGAAATTTTGAAAATGCTGTAATTGTGTTTGCAGTACTTGGGTCTTGGTCAATACCGCCAGACAGTATTGAAGTTGACCTGGTAGCTAATGTTGCAAAAACAAAATTGTTAGATGCTGGTCTATTCCAAGTAGAATTTGTCGTGGCATAACCAGGAGTATCCATTGCATAAATGTATTTGGATTGGTTATAAATTACTTGTTTGTACCAATTTGAATTTCCTAAAGAATCGGTCACATTTGTAGCTTTTGATAGGTATGGGTATGTTTCTAATACTGTACCTTTTGTGCCAGAAAATGCACCACCTATGTCAACAACAGCAACGTGAATTTCATCATTGGCTGCACCATAAGCCGCAGCTTGTGCAGATGTACCTGGAGCACCGTTAAAGAAACTAGCAACACCATAACCATTGACGTTCCAACTAGCTGAATATGTATTGGCGTCTACAACAGAAACGGCTAAAGAATTACCATAAGTACCAATGAATCTTGCAGCGAAAGCGCCATAAACGTTTCCTTGGTCTGAATTAAAACCAAAATCGGTATATACTTCAGGATTACTAATTTGAATATATGAACCAGTTGCAGTAGCATTAGTAGCTCCAACATTAATAGCACGAACAATTTTTAAATTATTACCGTAAGCTAAAAAAGAAGCGGCTGTTAAAAAACTAGTTGTTGTGTTGGTGGTTGGGCTTGGATTTGGTTTACCAAAACGATTGACTAAATCAACCTCATCGGTAACTGTAACAATTTGGTTTGCTGGACCCCATGCAAAGTTTCCAGCGAATGCACCGGCAGTAGTTAGTATTGAAGGAACAACCGTGGTTTGGTCGACTTCAGATACGGATACGCCTGGAGAGATTTGGATTGCCATTTATTATCTCCTTGATATATGATTTATTGGCACTTACGATACTATAATGATATTTATGATAGGCCGTATTTAGAGATTACCTACTCATTTCTTTAAAAAAACCAGCATACGTTTCTCCTGAATCCGCTTTTTCCCATACATCTCCACCTTCCAATATAAATTCATTTTCTAATCCGTTCTCAATAACCGGTGCAGGTAGAGTTTCTTCGTCATACTGGTTCATATTTTCAAGTTGAAGTTGCTTACGAACATCATGAGCAACAATCTCTCTAAAAAGAACTTGTGTGGTTGCCCAAGCAAAAGTGACCAGTCCCATAACCATATCATCATTGGCGTCACTCTCGGCTGCAAAAGAAGTCTTGCTTGCCACAAAAGTAGTCAATTCTGAAATGGTATCAAAATCGTTAATAACTAATTTATTACCTTCAACTAATGTCTTTAGGTTAGAACAACCAATTCGTTTAACCTGAGTAGACATCTTTAAACCCAACTGAATACCTCTGGCAAAACCAGCCGATAATTGTTGTGGTTTTTTGTTACCTGTAAATACTTTAAATAGATTTTCATACTCTAAGTCTTGATGGAGAATATCAGCAATCTGTGGAGTGTTGTTAATTTCAACCAAAACATAAGCATCATTATACATTCTAGCCGCATTATAAATTACGGTTGGAAATAACAAGGTCGAAATAGAAGAACTCTTGTATGTGGCAACCTGTTCATACGGCATGGTTGTCATATCAATTATTGAGAAGGTTGATGAATCTAATCCTTTACCTTCTGAAACATCTACAAACATACCGTAAATGTGGGGTTTATCGTCTTTAACCGGAGGTTTATAAATTTTAACCTTATCGTGTTCTGCAATTGCTTCTTGGTAGACTAACTGTTGTAATTTTTGTGCCGAGATTAAAGTATTGGAAGAACCTAAAAACTCGGTTTCAAACTCCTGACGGAACTGATGTTCAGAAGTATTTTTAATAGTTTCTTCTTTCCAGTTTTCATCACGACCTGGTACCATAGACCAATGAATTTCAAATGGAACATAATTGTTTTTATTGTTGACTGCATCTGTCCAAAGTTTGTAGAACAGATTCATACCATTTGGTGTAGATACAATAATAATCTTTGTTTTAGTACCAGCAGTAATAACTGGATAAACTGAGGTAATAAAGTCGTAGGCAATATTGGATGGTACGAAAGCAAACTCGTCTAAGAATACAATGTTAAACGAACCAGAACGAGCTGCTGAACCTGATGTTGAAGAAGCAATAATTACAGAACCGTTTTCTAATTCAATACGACCTTTGTTCCACTCCACAACACCTTGTTGCATCCAAATTGGCAGATTCTCATATGCCAACTGAAGTTTACCAAGAATGGCTCGAGCAGTTTCACCACGGTTGGCAAGAACAGCAATCGATTGAGAATCTTTAAACAGAACTGTCCAAAGTAAATAGGCAACAGCAGTAGTAGTTTTACCAACCTGACGAGGACATTTAACAATACTAAAACGATTATCGTGAAAGGTACTAATCATATCTTTCTGAAAATCGTACATATTAAAAGGCACTAGACCTTCATCTAGTGTAATAATATTCATGTACTTGGTAAAGTAAATAGGATCTTGAGCGCATTTGACATACTCATCAAACTGCTCTTTTGTGTATTCTACTTTGACACCTACCCGTTTCAGTAGGGGGTTGTCACGATACGACTCTTTACTTGTGCCCATTGTCTTTGAGTAACTTGCCTAAGTCAGCAGTTGAACCGACAAAAATGGCTTTGTCAATTGTGGTATTATTAGTTTCTTTTTTGGTGTTGTCCATCTCACGCATTTGTTTTTGAATTGATAACAATTCTTTGTTGGCATCTACCATATTTTTAAGTATGCCTCCGTAGACTTCAAATGCTCGAGGGTGTTGGCCTGCTTTGGCAATCTCCAAAATCTCATGCATGGCTTCCTGGCCTTGGTCAATAATACCTTGAAGATTTTCCCGTGATTGTTGGTAAGCATCCGCTAAATCGGATTCAATATCAGGTTTATTATATTTGGCAGACACCGTTGGAAGTTTTTCTTTCTTAACTTCTTCAATAGGTGTTACATCAAATATATCAGATAAGTTTTTATTCAATTCGTTCATATTGTTATATAGGTTTGATACTAATAATTATAATGCTGCAATTGCAGATTGAAACGCAGCATATGTTGCAGCATTTGCTGTTATAGATTTTAACTGTGATACTGTAATTGCATTAGCATTAGCAGTATTAGCTTTATCGTAAGCACCTTGGCTAAATCCAGTTAAGAATAATATGTTGGCATTAGCCGCTGTAACTCCAGCTAAAGCAATTGCCGTATTTGTGTTGGTTGATACAAGGCCAGCCGCCACAATATTAGCAACAATAGCAGTACTATTAGCCACAATTCTGGCTACGTTGTCAATTTGTGAATCTGAAACAATCGTGTTAGCATAATTAAATGCCGCTTGTGCTAAAGAATTGGCCGAATTAGCTTTATTAAAAGCCGCTTGAGAAAATGGAGTGGTTCTAGCAAATGCTTCTGTGGCAAGTCTTGTACCGCCTGCAGTTGTGCCATCGTGTACAGTAACGGTGTCGTTGGTGGTATCAACAATAAGTTCTCCCACTGCACCAGTAACACTTAAAAGTGCTGTATTTGAATATCGTTTAAATTGTAATGTTCTGGACATTTTAAGCCTTTAGTTAAAGTCTGTTTTGTTTTCTGTTTGAGTTAATAAATCATCTACACCAACTTCAGTCATTAAATCACCAGCAAATGTTGTTGATGTAGTAATGATGGATTGTATATTTGGAGTTTCATTAATTACGGTGGTATATGTATATAATGAATTGGCGTTAGCATCTGTTGGGTTCGGCACAATAATAATTTGTGCTTGTACATTAGCCTTAGTTTGATAAGATGAAAACATATAGTTGGCATTAGTAACAGTACCAATAATAGGTAATGATGAAACAAAATTGCCGTTAATGTTTGTTAATTTTAATATTTTACCTACGCCATCCCAAAGAGATACTCTAGCCGTTGCTGTTGAAGTGCCTAAAGAATAACCTTGATACACATTTTCACCTTGTTGATATTGACCTAGACCTGTTGTTGCATTAAAATCAATCGTATCGGTTGGCGTTATCATTGGTAAGAAATTTGTAATCGAAGCATAAATTTGTTTTGCTGCCGATGTTTGACCATAAACAAAACCTTTGACAGTAAAGTTTAATGTCCAAATAACCATTCTTGTTTCAGAAAATCTATCACCTTGATATATCACTTCAGAACTTGTAGTATTTAAAATAACTGGTATTTCTTTAATGATACCCATCTCAGGAACTAAATTTAATTTAATGGTGTAGTCTGGCGTGAAATAAGGAAGAATGTGTTCAATAATTTGAGTACCATCTTCAATGTTACGAACATAAAGATATAAACTAAAATCAAAATTATATGGTACAGGATTGTATTGTGATTTTACTATACCGCCACTAGTGACCGCAGCATTTTTAATATTAGTATTTTGTTTTCTTGTGGCATCATATTGAAGTCCATTCATTTCGAATGACATACGAGGTAAAGTTGTTGAAACTTTTTTATCTAAATTTGGATCACTTTCAAGTCTTTGTACATACATTTCTTTTGCTGCATAAGCAATAGGCACAATAAATCTTTCTGCCTCAGAATTATCTCCGTTATAACGAACCAAAGTAATATCTTTAAATAGATTACCAAAACCTACTACAAGTTTACGAATGATTCGATTATATGATGTATTTGCCATTAAATGTTACCAAAAGGATTTGTTTCAGAGAAATCAATTACAGATATGGCTGAATTAGCAATATATTCATTATCATAAACTTCTCTATATGATGGATCTTTTAATGGATCAAACTGAATTAAAGGTCCAAAAGCTCCGCTTGTTTGGCCAATAATTGACTGACCATTAATAAATTCACCGGCAATGTTGGATATAGACAAAGTATTGGAAGAAGGAATCCAGGTTTGAACAGTACCAAGGCTAGTAGCGTTTGCATAAGTTGAATCGGGTGACTGGAATACAATTTCGTTGATTGCATATAATCCTGTTACGGTGCCAAGGTTTAAATGAAGTTGATAAGCCGATTCATATACAACATCATCAATGTCTGCCACGCCACTTGCAATAACTTCTTGTGAGTACTTGAATTTCTCCATTCTGAGCTCATAGAAATATGGTTGCCTTCTACCAAGCATATGAAAATCTTTTGCTTGTTCAGTAAATGTTATTTCATATAATTCACCAGTACCGTTTAAGAAAGGTACATAAATTAAATCACCTTCTCTTGGCCGTGTGAATGTATTTTGTGGCACCCTTTGTGCAAAAGAATTTTTTGAACAAATAACATTTACAACATCTTTAATTTCCAAACCAAATTTAGAAAAAATCTCTTGTTGGCCTTGGTAATCCAAATGATCCGAAAGATAAAACTCCAGAGGAAATGCTGAAGTAAACATACGCAATGGATCTTCACCATATAATAAATCTCTAGCACCATCATTATCATTTGGTAAATAATAGGCATCAAATCCCATTATCTTAATGGATTCGATAATTAAATCTTCAATGACCCTTTGTTCATTGAGTGCACCGTAATTATTAAAGTATTGAGATACGGCCATATTAGTTTAAGAAGAATTCCAACGGCGCACCGTAATTATTCTCCATTTCCTTTTCAAGTCTTTCGATTTCAGCGGAGGCTTCTTGAAAAATTTGGTCACCATTTAAAGTCACGCCACCTGGTAATTGAAGTCCGTTAAACTTTTTAAGGTTATTTCCCCAAGTTCTTTTAATTAATGCCGTTGCATATTCTTTTAACCAACGGTCATTCCATATCATATTATACACCTCAGGATTAATTGCCGCATAACATTCGGCAACAACAATTGTACCCGCTGGCGCTTCTTGGTTACCCCAATTCCAATCAATGTATAACCTTTGCATATGTCTTTGGTAACGAATAGGAACTTCTCCAGTAAACATAATTTCTAGAGAGCGTAAGTGCTGTTGAGTTAAGGTATAATTGATGTACGATGCGGAGGTGAAATCGTAGAGTTCGTTTAAGCGTAATTGATATCTAAGGTCGAACATATTGATAGTTGCCTGAGAATCCGA